GTGATCTTGCGGTTGGAGAAAAAGTGACCTTAATGTCATTCAACGCTGGCCAGCGCTACTTTGTCGAAAGGAGTGTGCTCGAATGATACCGCAGGTAAGCGGAGTTACTATTGATCAAATTGATGTAGTTCAATATCCGACATTCACGTACCGCGTCACTGATAATCAGATTTCTGGCAACGTGGACGGGATTGAAGCGATACAACAGGCGGTATATCATATTCTATCAACGGAGCGTTATGCGTACCCGATTTACAGTGACAATCGCGGGGTTGAATTTAAGAAATATATCGGCAGGCCGTTCTCTTTTTTGCGCGATACAATACAAAAAACACTAAGAGACGCGCTATTGCAAGACGACCGAATTACGGCGGTTTCGGTCATAAATGTAAGTCGGACATCAAGAGACGGGGCACTGATTGAGTTTAAGGTAACAAGCGATAGAGGTACGTTTGGAAGCGAGGTGACGGTAAATGGCATCATTTGACGAAACATTGACACGGATGCTTGCAAGAGTATCCACAGCACGGGACAAAAGGCAGGGATCAATCATATACGACACTCTTGCGCCGGTGGCTGCGGAATTAGCGCAACAGAGCATCGTGGCGACGATTTTTCAAGAGCAGGTGTCAATATTGTCCGCTGTCGGCGTCAATCTGGAAAATCTGGCCGCCAACCATGGTATCACGAGGAATCAGGCGACCAGAGCAATCAGAATCGGCGAAATGGCCGATACGGACGGCAATCCCATTGATTTGACCATTGGGAGCCGCTTTTCCGTTCCTGCGCTTTCTGGTGGGCAGATTTTCGTGTTAACCGAGAGATTTGAAGTCACCGGCCGCTGTCTTTTGGAATGCGAAACCGCCGGTACTGTCGGAAATACATATTTGGGTCCCGTTTTGCCGCTGTTTACCATTAATAACCTGGGTTCCGCTGCCATCACCGGAACATACACGCCGGGGGAAGATACGGAAACCGACGAGGAACTAAGAAAGCGTATAATCGAAAGAATTAACAATCGCGCATTCGGCGGCAATGTTTCCGATTACAAGCAGTTCACAACAGCTATTCCGGGTGTCGGGGCGGCCAAAATTTTTCCGGTCTGGGATGGTGGCGGCACGGTGATGGTATCCATCATTGATGCAGAATATAACCCTGCCACAAGCGAGTTTATTGGCGTTGTGCAGACTGCAATAGACCCCGTTCCGAACAGCGGAGAAGGGCTTGGAATAGCCCCAATTGGGCATCGGGTGACGGTTGTAACGCCTGATAAATTAAGCATTAATATAACCGCTTCCGTGAATCTGCAAACCGGCTACACGATTGGTCAGTTACAATCATTGATCGAAGATGCTTTGCTTGAATACATACTGGAAGTGCGGAAACAGTGGTCTGATTCCGATGGCTTGTCAATATTTGTCGCACGCATAACATCCGCTATAATCAGTCTGCCGGGAATCAACAATGTTACAAATGTATTAATTAATGGTTCGCCGATGGATTTAAACATTCAGCAATCGCCCTTGTCCCAGCGCCTGCCGGTACTCGAAAGTGTGGTGATCAATTAATGTTAAGAGATTTTTATAATCGCATCTATGATGACAACATAGATATTCAGGAAATCATAAATGCGATTCAGCCAGAATTGGATATATTGGCTGAATCTGTTGAAAATTCATTCCGTGATGCGTTTCCGGTAATAGCTACGGAACGGGGTGTTTTGCAGTGGGAAAATGCCTTAAGCATAATTTCCGATCCACTGACCGAAACGCTGGACTTTAGGCGTGGCCGAATATTGAACAGGTTGATTAGTGATATCCCGTATACAGAAACAGCATTGCGGGATATTATGAACAACATTATGGGTTCCGGTGGCTGGTCTTACGAATTGAATTATCGTGCCCATACATTAAATATCTCCAGCCTGCGACACGGAAAAAACTGGGTAAATGAAGTGAAAATAACGATTGACAAGATTATTCCGGCAAATCTGGTGTATACACTCACTATCAGATACAATCAGCACCAAGCACTAAGCGATTACACACATGGATTTTTGGGGCAATTTACGCATCTTAAAATCAGAGAGGAGGACTTGGGATAATGGCAAGTTTTACGGAGAATTACAATTTGATCAAACCAAGCCCAGAGGACGTTTATAATATCGGTGATTTTAATGGTAATGCCGATATTATTGATGCAGAATTGAAAGATAGGGTGCCGAGAACCGGTGATATTTCCAATACACAAATAATGACATTCGACACAATCACTGGAGATTTTCCCGTGCCGGCGGCGGGCGAAACAACAAGAACGGTCATCGGTAAAATTCGAAAATTCATTCAAGATTTTAACAATTTCAAAACCGGCATTCTTACCGTGGGTATGCTGGTCAATAATGCTGTTACTAATAACTCGCAGTTGCCAGTGTCGGCAGCGGTGGCCAAAGTACTGCAAGATCAAATCACACAAACAAATAGCGATTTAACCGCGGGATTAAGCGGCAAGGCACCCGTCGGGCATGCTAGCAGTGCAACAACTTATGGCATCGGAAATGCCAGCAATTATGGACACGTCAGGATATCTGATAGCTATACCAGTTCCAGTGGAGCTGCAAGTGCAGGAATGACAGCTAGCAGCGCAGCGGTATATAATGCATATTCATCACTTCTGAACAGTATGGGGACATGGTTTAGTAGTTCAGTTGCGAACGCCGGAAATATGAATGTTATCATAAACTACAGCGGCCTTGATTTAATTGGTTTTCAGATACAATTTTACACTGATGTTTATATTATCACGGCAGTACCATCACAAATGGCGACAGGCTCAATTGGTCAAGCGGGTTTTAATTATACTTCCATAATATCTTCGAGTAATATATTACAAGGAATCAGTGCCATCAACAACGGAGATGGGACAGTGAGAATAAAGCTGATCCTATCCACGGGAGTTATCGGCGGAAACATAAAACTTTTTTACCCGAGACAAAGCGTTTCAAGCATAGCTTTTTCTGCGGTTTAATAATTAATTGATTCATTGAAGAATAGTTTACAATAAATCTTAACACGAAAATCAAAGAAAAGGAGTGTGAAAATGGAGGCAATTAAAATTGGAAACAATAAGAAATTATACAATATCGAGAGTATTCATCCGCAAACACCAAATATTATGCAGATCATCTTCGCCGACGAGGTTCCGACGAGCTGGGGAAAAATCACATTATACACATCCGGCGGCGAAGAGGCAACCACTATAACTGGATACGAAACAATATATCGGAACAAAGGCCGAACGATATATCTTAGCAATGATGGCAGCACGTATCAAGCGCCGACCGATACGCCGCAGGAACCGCCAGAACCATACACACCAACCTTACCAGAACGGCGGCTATCCAAGTTACAAGAGATAGCAACGGCTTGCGCTATGGTTATTGCGGCCGGCTTTGATGTGCGATTATCTGACGGCGGTATAGAACACTACAGCCTGACCGAAACAGACCAAATCAATCTATCGGCAGCGGTGGCAGCGGTACAAGCTGGCGCTGCGACATATCCTTATCACGCAGACGGTACATTGTGCAAATTGTACCAAGCGGCAGACATCATAAGTATCGGCATAGCTGCGACAGAACACAAACTATACCACACAACGTACTGTAATCACCTCAACGCATGGATTCGTCGCGCCGAATCATTTGCGGAGCTTGACACTATCGGTTATGGCGTGGCTTTGCCGGCCGATCTGGCTGATAACATGGATGCCATTATTGCGGCGGTGTCCGGAGGGAACGCATGAAACAATTGATCAAGTGCTTAACCCTGCTGCTTACCGGCGGCGGGCTGTATGTCGTGATTGAACTACTCTGGCGCGGATACAGCCACTGGACTATGTTTGTTTTGGGCGGCATCTGTTTTGTCTGTCTGGGGCTGATCAATGAGATCATGCCATGGGAAATGCCACTCTGGCGGCAGGTATTGATTGGAACATGCATCGTAACGGCCTTAGAGTTCCTGACTGGTTGTGTTGTTAATCTGTACCTCGGGTGGGCAATATGGGATTACAGCGGTATGTGGGGGAATATTCTCGGCCAAGTGTGTCCGCAATACATGATACTGTGGATGCCGGTATCACTGATCGGGATTATATTGGATGATTGGCTTAGATATTGGTGGTTCGGACAGAAGCGGCCGCATTACAAATTGACATGAGCAACAATCCACCTGCGGGTGGTTATTTTATTTTACAAAACGAAAGCGAGGAATTAAGAATGAGTAAAGAATGGGTAAAAGCAGCGGGCGTGAGAGCATTGAAGACCTTTTGCCAGACTGGCTTGACAATGATTACAGTCGGACAGGCGGTGTCCGATGTTGATTGGCTTGGAATGCTGTCTATTTCGGCAGTAGCGGCGGTGGCTTCCGTGATGACATCGGTACTTACTGGCATGCCGGAAGTGACGGAATAATTGCGATATCGCAACACTGACTGGGTCGGGAATGTTCCGGCCCTTTTTGATCGGAGGATTATGTCACAGATATTTATAGGATTAATCGCCGAAGCTGCCCGAGCTGATATGAAGACATCCGGCATCCTTGCAAGCGTTACAATCGCTCAGGCCTGCTTGGAATCGGCATATGGAACCAGTGAACTGGCGGTCATGGCAAACAATCTATTCGGCATGAAAGCCGTGCTGTCCGGCAACACATGGGCATCGGAGTGGGATGGCAGAACATACGGCAAGGAAACTAAGGAGCAGGATTCCGCCGGCAATGAATACACGATCACGGCAGCCTTTCGCAAGTATCAATCGCTTGCGCAGTCCATCAAGGATCACGGTGATTACTTGTTGGGAGCCATGAACGGGAACAACTTGCGCTATGCTGGTCTTTCCGGCTGCACGGATTACCGAACGGCAGCGCAGATCATCAAGGCGGGCGGTTATGCGACTGATACGGCCTACGTAGACAAGCTATGCTCGGTTATTGAGAGTAACAATCTAACCCAGTACGACGGAGGGAAAACGATGAAAATATGTCTTGATGCAGGGCATTATGGAAAATACAATCAGTCACCGGCAGACAGCCGGTATTATGAATCAGACATGGCGTGGAAACTGACAGAGTTACAAAAAAAGTACTTACAGCAACATGGATTTGAGGTCATTACCACGCGCCCTAATCAGGCAACTGACAGGGATTTGTATGATCGCGGAGCAGCATCCAAAGGTTGTGATCTATTCATCTCCAATCACTCAAATGCTGTAGCAAGCACAGTCAATAATAGTGTCGACTATCCCGCTGCTTATTGCGCTATAAATCACTCTGCGGACGCTGTAGGGCTTTTGCTGGCACAAGTGGTGGAAAGTTACATCGGAACCAAACAGGTTGCCAGAATCCAAAATAGAAGCGGCAATAACGGTGATTATTATGCTGTGCTTCGAGGGGCTACGGCAGTAGGAACGCCGGGGTTAATCCTGGAGCATTCGTTTCATACCAACGCAGCCTCCACGGCCTGGTTGCTTGATGATAATAACCTTGACCGGCTGGCACAGGCAGAAGCGTCCGCGATAGCAATGCATTACGGCGTTACCGTAACAGTGAAATCCGGATGGATCGAGGAGAATGGTGGCTGGCGCTATTACAATGGCGACACGGGCAGTTATGTAGCTAACGATTGGGTGCTTGATGGCGGCAAATGGTATTGGTTCGACGCTGCCGGGATGATGGTGGCAAACGTCTGGTACATGCATAACGGCCATTGGTATTATCTTGGTGCAGACGGGGTTATGCTGAAAGGCTTGCAGGATATTGGCGGGAAGTGGTACTATTTGAATGGAAATGGCGAAATGGCAACGGAGCCGGTCACGCTAACACCTGACAGAGATGGCGCATTGCAATACCCGGGCATTGGATAACCTCTCGAATTCGATAGGTTTAAATAACCATTTTGTTGACATTAACAAAATGGTATGGACATATCAGATAAAATAATATGACGGTGGTGATTAAATGGACACGAATACAATACAGCTAATGTGCACTATTGTTTGCTGCTGTCTTGCTGCTGCTTCCTTTTGGCGAAGCGGTAATACAGACAGTGCGAGAGAAAATGAACGCTGGGGAGCGTTCAATAAAGAAATGGAGTATGTGCGCAAGGATTTGGACGAGATCAAGAATCTGGTCGGGCAAAATTCCAGAGATACAAAAGATTCTATCAGGCGCGTGCATGACCGTCTGGACGAACACTTAAGAAAAGAACACAATCAGACCGTGCCTAAACGCTCTGGTTAACAAGGAGGGATTGTGGATATTAACAAAAGAATTGTGGACGTGGAAGAAAGAGTGGAACATCTCAACTTCGCCACGGAAATATTGCAGGAATTGAAGTCGACAATCAAGCGACTGTGGATAATTTTGATTATAATATTATCGCTATGGGCTGCCACTATTGGTGGATTTGTCTGGTACATTTCGCAATACGACTATATAGGTTACTCGCAGGATGGAAACGGTTACAACAACGTAAATGTCAACAATGGAGGATCGGTGCAGAATAACAATGGGACAAAAAGTCAAAACGAGACTCAAGAAGAGCGGTAACAAAAAAGGCACGGCGGTTAGAAAAACGAAAAAGAAATAAAATCGAGGATGTCACCCAGGGCATTCTTTTTGATTGGAGCAATTTAATGGCCCAGCAGCTTAAAGTATGCGATTTTACAATGCCGGAAATTGAGCGGTTCCGTGCTCTTTGCAATTTCACATCGGAGGAAATGGAGTTTTTCAACCTTCGGAGCCGGAACAAAAGTATCATAGAGATCACTTTCGCCATGAATATATCCAAATCCAAGGCAGATATTTTGTCTAAAAAAGTAAAATCGAAGATTATAAGAGTTTTATAAAAAGATAGCGGGTTCCAGATGTCCGGTTCCCGCTATCTTTAAGGTTTTGCATGATTTTATTTGCTGTTATCAGCAAAGACCAACAGATACTCTTCAACGTCTTCCAAAGTTCCAAGTTCCCACGGACCAGCCGAACTATTGTCGGTCACATAAAAAGTATCGCCCGATTTATAAAAAGCAAAACTACTATCGCTATAAACCCGAAACGCTTCTTCGCTCAATTCGTGCGAATCTGTAAATTCATATCTTTTCATATTTGCGCCTCCTTTTCTCCCGGTGATGAGCCGAAGTCAATTTGTCTAATCTTTGCGAAACCCCAGGTATTTCATTATTGTATCAGTTTCGTCATTAATTTTTTTATCCGTATATTCATCGGTTCCCCGACATCCGAATTGATCAGCAAGAGCTTTATGTATGTCATGTCTAAGCGTTTCGCCGGAAGTCAGCGCTGCACGTCGCTCCTTAGCGGCTGCTTCTCGCTGCCGTTCCAAGAGCTCCTCCTCTTCTTGCTCAGTCCTGAAAACGTTGTCTAATTCGGACTTGCGCCATGACTCCACCTCTTCGAAACGCATATAATCATGATTGTCAAAATTCTGATCCGCACCATCCTTAAATTCTACCTGCGTAATTTCCTCAATCGGATCATCAAATCCATCGACCATAATATAATAGCCTTTTTCGTCCTTTTTCAAGCAGGACTCAATGGCTTCTTTCAGAGAATCAAATACTCCATACACATCGTCACGCTCCTTGCCAAATGATGCCTCATAACGCCCGATGGCTAAAAATTTTCTCATATTATTATTTCCCTTCTCCCGGCGAAGCGGGTTTCCTCGCGCGGTTGTCCGCATTGGGCTCATCTTCATCGACCAGCCAAAATTTACCGCTTTTTTCAGCAGTTTTCAGAAAGCCTTTTTGTGCTTTCTGTCTGGCTGTGACATCGCTGATGCCGTTTTTACGTGCCCATTCCGATAATAATATTTTGCTCATATTTTACGCCTCTCCTTTCAATCCTTCCAGTTTAAATTTTGCATTTTCAAGCGCTTCTTTGGTGATACATGAAGGGATATAGCCCTCGCCGCCCTCATTTATCACATTGTTATAATTCTTGCGCCAAGCTGCATATTCCGCATTGGTCGGCAGCCATTTTTGCCCTTCTGCTTTTTCGATAAACTTGACCAGTTCTGCTTTTTCGGTTTCGAGCTTCTTCGCTTTTCGCTCTACGATATCCGTAAAGCTATTTTCAAAATCACTCATTGTCTGCGCGATACTATTGTAGATGTCTTCTGGCATTGTTATTATGCAAAACTGGCCATCGCTTCTGTGGCCTGCAACATAGTATCTTTCCCCGTTGGCGGTAACGTCTTCATCGGTCATAGTTATATATCCCGTTGCCGCGTCGCGCAGAACATTCCCACCGCAGTCTATTTCAAATAACCGGGAGCCATTAGCAGAGACCCTGGCGGTGAAAACGATTTTTGATTCGTGGGAAATGGTTCCACCCCAGCCATCGTCAATCACTTCATCGTAGGCAGCGCGGTATTCACATCCGAGAATATACTCGATCTTGCTCCCCCTTTTGGTTGTCCATGTAAATGTTTTGTCCTTTTTCATTTTTTCTTTCTCCTTTATATTTTTTAACACCATGACAATCTGTATTTTTTTATGTCCGTTACCCTGCTGATGTCGATGCAAGTCTCCTTGCATTCGCCGCCAACTATTTCGCACCAGTACAATTCATCTTCTTCCAGTTCAGCGGTGCCATACATGTAGCTGGTGTAGTCCTGCCAGCCCATGGATGATATTCTACTTAGCAGCCAATCAAGCGGATATTCAATATCGTCGAAGTATTCATAATTTTCGGGAAGAACAACGAAGCATTTTTCTCCTTGCAGGCTTGTTGTTTCGTTTCTATCATATACCCTCAATACCGTTCTTTTCATCGCTGTTCCCTCCGTTCTTTATCTTATACCTTATTATACCATCGATGCCGATGGTTTGTCAAGGGGTTTTTACGAATATTTCAAACTTTTTCACATCTGCCCTTGGTTATTTTGTCAAAGCGCTCCGGGTAAGCCTCTTTATACCATTCGAGAAAAGGCCCGTGCAGTTTTTCTTCCCCTGCTTCCCTCGCTGCCTTTGCCTCATCAAACGTGCCGAATGTTCCGAGGGAATACCACTTTCCTTTGAATCCAATTCCCGCACGATACTTCCCGGTCTTTTTATTCAGATACACGCCTCTTGCTCCGGTCGTGTTATTTTTGAACATTTTCTTTGACATGATTCTTGTCGCATTCGTATTATTCTCTAAGCCAAATGTCTCGACCGCCCTCATCGATGCCTTTTCGTTTTTTAAACATCCACAACTAAGCACGCGTCCTTTTTCCAAGCCCTGCCGTGCAATGGCCTTAGTTTTGCCACAGTCACATCTGCATTCCCACTTGTCTCGATATCCCCGCTCCCCCGTGGATGCCTTTTTTAGCACCGTCAGCCTGCCGAAACGTCTCCCTGTCAGGTCTTGATTGTGTACGACTTTTTTCTCGCCAGCTTTGTGTAATGCTTCTTTATGCAAGCAACCGCATGAGCGTGTATCTCCAATCAGCAGACTTCTTTCCCTGACGTTTATGGGTGGTTTTCCACATTCACATTCACATTGCCACATTCTTTTATAGTCTTTCGTTTTTTCATTCACCATCCCAATCACAGTCAATCTTCCGAATTTTTTGCCTGTCAAATCATTTTTGCAGTTTTGGGGGTGCCTGATAATTTCATTCTTCACTTTCATCCCTCGCTGGAATATATTACTGCGTCATCACTAATCATGACCTCACCGCCTACAACTTTTCCGGGCACCGAAAACGGGTATACGGAAAGATCAATAGTGCATTCGCCATCGTCCGTTATGTTATTCCCGGTTCTTCCGTCAACTGCATTCGCGCCGTCAAGAAGCATTTTTTGTTCCTCTGTCCGCAGGCTTCCCCATGTCAATCCTGCGTAATTCTTTGCGACTTCTCGCAAAAGATTGTCCGTATCAAGAAAATCCTCCATGCGGCATCCCAGCACCAGCGCAAGTTTATACAGCTTTTCGCCTGACATTCCCTCGATACGTTTCTGGCCTTGTTCAATATTGCGGATCAGGGAATAGGATACCCCTGCCGCTTTTGCAAGTCCGGACTGGGAGTATCCGGCCCGGATTCTTAACTCTTGTAATTTCATATTACACCTCAACCGTTCCGTGAGTGTAATTATTAGTTACACGATCATGATTTGTAGCGAAATACTTATAACCGATTACGCTGGCACTGTAAGACGTGATTTCGATGTCTTTCATGTTCCTCCCGGTTGCTTTCTTAACAATTCTTTTCATTTCGGTAATTTCTTTTGCTGTTGGTGTTCTCATAGTTTTATTCTCCTTTTATTGTGTGTTTTGTGCTCCTTAACTTAATACTAGTATAACACTATAGTGTTAGAATGTCAAGGGGTTTTTACAAATATTTTAAACTTTTTTGCATTGAGAAAGAAGAAAAAGACGGGATCGCTTTCCCATCTCCCACCTATCGACAATTTTTCCGCAATCTGTTATAATTAGAAAAAAAGAAAAGGAGAATGCGAAGTATGAAGAAATTAGGAACTATTTTTATTTTGGCATTTGTTTTATTATCAACGCCAGTTATGAATGCGTTTGCCGGATGGGAGAACATTGGTTCTGATTCGTATTACCGCAATGCAGACGGCGAATTGCTCACGGGATGGGTGCTTTTTACGATGGGATGGTTTTATTTTTACGATGATGGAAAAATGGCGCATGATACCACTATTGGTGAATATCAAATAGGAAGCAACGGCGTATGGAAAGATCCGAACACACCGCCGCCATTATATTCGGAAATGGGCGTTAAATGGGAAATATGCAATGCTGACGGGCAGGATGCGATAAATAAAGGAAAGGCAAACGGAACCGTGGTCTATTATGGCGGGTATTATTGGAAAGCCCATACTGCCAGTCCAGCAGAAACCGCTTCATCCGTTGGCGCGCCGCCTTATGGGGGAACGTGGTATCGGTGCGGATCGATTGAATTATCCAAACTCTTAAAAGGTCTATCAGATGGAACAATTGTATATTGTGAAGGGGAATATTGGACAAATGTGCATATCACTGGCGAGGATGTTTATGTGTTGGAGGATTTAGCAACAGTCGAATATCAGAAAACATATCAGACATTAACGCCAGAACTATCCCTGTCCCTAAGCAAATAATAGAAAAATAAAGGTATGTTACATATAATAGACCCAAAATTATGATAATACAAGAGCCGGTGATTAAATTCACTGGCTCATTTTTTAAAAAGGTATTGACAAGTACTTATAAAGGTGTATAATAGTACTTATAAAGGAGGTGATAATATGTCGCCAAAGCAGATAGAGAACACCGAAAGAGTGAGTACTTATATCAGAAAGGAGCATTTGGAATCCTTAAAGATTAAGGCAATGGAGAGGGGGTTAAATGTATCAAGCTTGATCAGAATGCTGATCGTAGAGTATTTGAATGAAAAGAAATAGGACACTTGTCGCCTGGTAAGCATAAACAAATGTCCCGATGTGAGATCTCTCTCGTAAATATTATAACACGAGCAGGGATCTCCTGTCAAAGCACAAATTTGAAAGGAGATTTTTTATTATGAACGAGCTACAGATTTTTAACAATCCGGAGTTTGGAGAAGTGAGAACAGTGGAAATTGATAATGAGGCATGGTTTGTCGGCAGGGATATCGCGTTGGCCTTGGGTTACGTAAAGCCTTATGATGCTGTGGTGCGGCATGTGGATTCAGAGGATACCCTGAAACGGGGTATACCTCATCCGCAGAGTATCAGTAAAACAATCGATACAATTCTCATTAATGAATCCGGCATGTATGCCCTTATCATCATGAGTGAATTGCCCAGCGCCAAGAAATTCAAGCGTTGGGTCACCGCCGAAGTACTTCCGGCCATCCGCAAACAAGGAGGCTATAATCTCCCGCAGCTTACACAAGCCGAAATGATGTTGCAAATGGCGCGGAACACGGTAGAACTTGAACGAAAGTTAGAAGCACAGGGGCAACTGCTGGAAATCCAAGATCAGCGCCTTGCCGTCATTGAGCAGACAGCGCAGGAATCAGCGACGAAGCTGGAAACCACATTGAAAGTGTTTGCAAACCCGAGTATTGACCACTGGAGCGCTGATATGAACGGCGCAATCAATGTGATGGTAGCGACATATCATTTAAGCCCGGTCAAGTTTCGGGGAATGATATACAAAGAACTGGAGGAAAGCTCCGGCATCCTGTTGGGCAGCCGCTTAATCCGTCGCAGAAAAGATATGGTGAGGCGAGGAGCTACTAAAACCGAAGCGAAAACATTGACAAAAATGGATGTTATCAGCAAGGATAAACAATTGCGGCAGATTTTTGAGGGAATAGTTAAAAAACATCAAGCCATACATGGCGTGCAGAGATGAAGGGAGATATAAATCATGGCAGAACATAAGGAGTACATCAAGTTAATTATGGAAATATTAGAGAGAACTAATAATGTGACACTGACAAGGTGCGCGTACTACTTTGTGAGAAGCATGTGCGGAGGAGGTAAAAAATTATGACCGAACGCGAAACGTACATTAAATCAATCGTGAATTACTTAGAAAGAATTGGCAGCGATACATTCGTGAGGCGCGTATATGTTCTTGTAAAAAGCGTATACACACAGAAGAGCAGTAAGGTGTCATGAAAAATAAGAGCGAAGCGAAAGGAGACAAAATGACAAGGATGGAAAAATTAGAGATGGAGAATCTGGTATTAAAAAACATTCTGGATTGCATTTCAGAAAGTCTTGACGAATTAAAGAGCGCTGATTACGACAAAGATGGATATATTCTTTTTGCCGGTAGGGTAACAGCACACATTGAAAAGTATCCCGACTGCGCCAAGTTCGCCCTTGATAATGGGTATACCCTGGATTATAGAAATTCTGCCTTTTTTAAGAATCAGCCGGACGGTCTGCCCGTTGTACTGTATCCGGTGAGTGCTGGCAAGAGAAAAACGAAATAGATTCAGACGCAAGAGGCTTCCTTGATATAGGAGGTCTCTTTTTTTATTGCATTTTTCTAACGCTTTTTCCAAACTTTATAAGCATTATTCAAATGCTTTTCTTTCCCCGAAATCCCTTAAAATTACCATATAAGAAATGAACGTGACGGGAGGTTTCAGCGTGATTGACAAATTAGACGAAGCCTTGACAGATTTAACAGAAATGACACTTGATGCAATCAAAGAAGCCAAGGAAAAGAAGCATTTCAGCAAGGATTTTATTGAAGCTGCATGCATCGTTTTGTCAATGAGCTACGGGAGGTTTGGAGATGGTAAGTAACTTGATTCAGCCGCCAGCACCCAAGAATGCAACTGCCGGCAAAAAAGAGAATAGCGACAGCCATTCAGTCACCGCCGGGAACTGCGCCAGGCTTTTTGTAAATGGGATGGGCGATGCGCAGCGGGAACGCTTCAAATTAATGCTGCAAAGCGGTGTTCAGTGCGGCGAGAGTGTTGCCAGAAGCTACGGCGTGCCGCTGGGCGACTTTATGGCGGAGGTACGGAAAATTATATGAGTGAAAAGCAGTTTGTTGACCGGATGATGCGAATCGGATACAAAGAAGCAGAGGCGGAGGATATGTTTGATTTCTATCTATCTATTGATTGCGCGGACAATCTAAATGTTTTTGCATTGATTGGAGAAATATCTATGGGATTACAGGAGGGGCATGAATGAATTATTCTTTTGAAAATGGGACCATAAACAGTTATCCAACCCGCGTTATCGCCGGGAGGGATATCCTGGAATTTCAATCAAATCAGCAGGTCCTGATAGGTCACACACTTGAGTATTGCAACGAACTCGAATCAACGCTAAATGAGGCCATATCAAAGGCAGAGGGGTTCTATAATCGCCTTGTGGAGCTGGGCGACATTATACCGCCGAAGTCAGCAGAAGAGTTGTTGCAGGAGCAGGCAATACAGCAACAGGAAATCAATGCAACCCTTCTGGCAACCATTCAAAAACTATCTGACAAAATAACTAAAATGGAGGAAAAAGATGGACTTAAATTCATTGGTGAGGACAGTAAGCAAAGTGAGCAAAAACGCAGCAGCAAGGATACAGTCAAACCCCGAAAGCAAACAGATGCTTGATCAGGCGATCCAGGGAGCAAAGCAGTTCGGGAGTAGCGAAGAGGGATTGTATAGGGCCATTGATGCCGTTGGTGGTGCACCCATGGTCAACAGGATATCAACTATACTGGATCGCAATCCCGCCGTCAAAATAGCTGTTAATGGCATTTTATCGAGTAACGGCCTAAGTCTTAACAAGATAAAAGATCGATTCCAGGAATCGCAATATAGACAAGCGCCATCTAATTTCAGCACGAACCAGTCTTTTCCCACTCGGCAGGCAGGTGCTCCAGCAAATTCGTATCGCGAGAAGCTTGACAGAATGAAATGAAACAAATGTTTATAGGCTTTTGCCTTTAACATATAAAATCATGAAAGGAGATAAAAAACATGGCAAGTTATAGTATTGAAAATGACTCCATTGGCGGAGGTGGCCTCGGTTGGGGACTCGGCGGCGGTGGTGGTCTGGGATTTCTGATCATTATTTTGTTATTCTTCGCTTGCTTTTCCGGCGGTGGGTTATTTGGCGGCCGTTGCGGCGAAGGACATAATCATGATCGCGACTTCGATGAAGTTCGCAGCCGGTTTACGAACCCATGCTGCTGCGTAAGCAATTGTCAGATTGATAAGGATGTTGTCACGTCCAGGGATGCCGGTATCATCGAGCAGAACAAAATTTACGAAAAGAATCTGGAAAGAAAGCTGCTTGAAAAAGACATGGTTATCCAGGAGCAGAAGAATCAGCTGTTTGTCAGCGGCATGTTCGCAGAGCTTCAGGAGAATCTGAACGCTAAATTCGGCTGTCTGGAAAAGGAGATCGAACGTAAACCAAACGCAGTGCCGCATTTTGTAAAAACGGTCGATTCTTGTGTACAACCACAGATGAATTGCTTTGATCGATTCCGTGAATTTAACGGGCGCGATAGAGGCAGGGATGATGACTGCGGCTGGTGCTAATACCGGAAATTAAATAATTCGTTTTGCCGTCGTAAAGGCTTCACAGGGCGGCATGATGTCGCTCTGTTTTTTTAGGAGGTGAATAAATGCCATTGCTTCAAGTTTTAGGGTTGTTATACGCCGGAACACTAATTGAGAATCCGGAAAAAAGAAAGAAATTTATAGGAATCATAAACGGCGCAAGCGTAAGTATTGAAAAAGCTGTGAATGGATTCATGGGCAAAGGCGGTGTTGCGGATGAGCCGACCGTGGTTTCAGGCGAAGAAACAACCGATTACCGATAACGAGATTGCTATACGCAGCTCTGTGGGCGCCTGGTGGGGATCTCTTTTGACCGCCGCAATTCTAACCGTCGCGGTGAATAATCTGTTGATTAACATGAGAACCCTTGAATTAACAAAAGAAAATCTTGAAAACACAAGGCGTAACGCTTTAAATACTGCCGAAATGATTGAACAACTTAAACAAATAAATCAAAAAATTTAAAGGAGAATAAAAATGAGTGCATGCAAAAATTGCTTTACGAAACTTGTATCAACCGCTATCGCTGTAGTCGGTACAAATTTACAAATCACCGTAACCGGCCCCACGGCCTTGGAACCAAGCACAAAATACTGTCTGGTATTGACATCCCCATTACCGGAAGCCGGAGAAAACCTCCCGGTCACGATATTATTGGCGGGGGGAACCGTCGCCATCCCGCTGCTCAAAACTGTTTGTAGAATCACAACGAGCTGCGGAAAAACAGCCCAATGCACATTTGGCGATCAGGAATTCGGGATTGATCTGCCGGAGCGTGGCCGCACAAGAATCCCGCTGTACTTGAATAACAACATGGCCGATTTCTTCGACCTTCGCGGAGTGGAACATTTGCGCAGATGCCGGGAGGTGTAAACTATGTACACGCAGAAATATATCGAAAAATTAGATATGGCCATTGATGAATTGGTTAGGTCGGAGTCCAAGGGGCTTACCAAGGCGGAACACGATCTGCACGTGTTGTTAGAAAACAGAAAGCATATCGAGAGATGGAAAGAGATGCAGAGCGGCACACATAAAGAGATGATGGACGGCAACCCGCGGACATCTTATTTCTAAGGAGGTAGAAAAATGGTCAATAAAGCCGACTGCATAAGACAGATTCAGAATACCGTGAATTATCTGTATGCATTTGAAGAATTTGAAAATACAGCGTTTGTCAAGGCCTTATCCTTGGGAATTCAGGGTAAGAAACGAGAGGCACGCATGGAAGGTACCAATGATGAAAACATTCGAAAATACCTGCAATCAGAAGCGTTCGATTTGTTCGAGGTTGAGATTTATCCTCAGAAATCAAATGCGTCGTTTCCGAACGTCAATAGTGTCGAAACATTTCTGGCGGAATACCGGAATGGGCTGTGGGATATGTACTGGAAGATCACGGAGAGCGCGAATATGTTTGCGGCCCCGCTCTGTCTTAGGGATTTGGCCTGCCCATTATATGAGCGCGCCAGCTGCATCAAGTGCGCCATTGTGGACCTGAACCGCAAGATCAAGAGATATGCCGATATGAAAGCACAGGGGACTGCCCTGCATGATCTCTACATCTACGAGACAACAGAATACAATAATCACGATGCAGCAGAGAAAAAAGAAGCAAAAATGGGATACAAATATTAAAAAATCCCCGGTGGCAAGCCGGGGTTAATCTTTGTATCTTGCCGGCAATATAATGCGTAGCATGATACGAAAATGATACGTTTTATTTTGGTATATACTGTGAAAATCATTTTTTCGGATACTAAGCATTAAAATATATACCAAAAATATGTAAATTATGTAAAAATATAAAATCATCGATTCCGGCGGAATCATTCAAAAAAGGCTGGAAAGTGATGATTTTACGCCATTTTTTGCATTTAGATTTAGCTCGTGATACTATTTTGATACGATTGTGCCAATGCATCGGCCACGTCCTTGTGCTTGTTTGGATATAGATGCCCGTAGGTGCTGTTAACTATCTCAACAGTATCTCCAATTCTTTCGGCTATCAACAAGGGGGAAAAACCCAGCTCTATAAGAAGGGAAACATGACTATGTCTAATATCATGTACTCGAATTTGCTTGATGCCGGATTGCTGACAACCCATGTTCATTGTTCTTCTTAATTTCGAACGCGAGAACAAAAATAACCTTTCTCTGGACTGAACGTCATAAATATGGCTCATGTAATCTTCGATTAGATCGATCAAAAAAGGCGGCAACGTAACAACACGATTGCTGTTATCTGTTTTTGGCGGCGTAATTATGTCTTTGCCATCGTCTCGATAGTGAGTCTTCGACACGGTTAAGGTTTTGTTTTTCAAATCAATATCTTTGCTTGGATTAATAGCCATCATCTCGCCAAAACGCAAACCTGTGTAAAAAAGTATCTGAAAGGCCAGCCTGGTTTCCGGCTTTTTAATATATTCGAGAAAAGTTATAAATTCTGATTGTGTCCAAAATTCCATGCGCCCTGCCTTTGATTTGCCTATAGTTTTTACCGGCGCACATGGATCAGTGTTCATTTTATAGTACCTCTTTGCAAAATTAAAAATAGCATTAAGGTCTTTGTTTATCAGCCTCTGGTATGTTGGACTAAATTCCTTTGTCATTATAATCCCCTGCCATTTTCGGATATCAGCGGGCGTTATTTCGTTTGCACGTTTTTCCTCAAAGTAAGGCAGTATATGATTCTTGATACGGCTTTCCTTGCCCTTAACCGTAGATGCTTTGATATGTAAGGCGATATCTTCCCTGTAGAGTGCGCAGAGGGCACGAAAGGTCATATCAGGGCTTCCTTGCTGCCGTTCCAGAAAATCCCGCTCCCAAGCGGCAGCCTCTTTCTTTGTGGAAAAACCGCGCTTCATTTTCTGATCAGACTTTCCCGTCCAATCGGTGTATGAGAATTTGCAGTACCACGTTTTTCTGGCTTCATCTTTGTATGCTGGCATTGTTTTGATTACCTCCTTTTCTATTTGTCGAATAAATCAAAAAAAAGTCGAACTTATGTTCTTATTTTTATTGACACGGCGTTATATCAAAGCTATAATATACACATCAGCAAATTTGTAAGGAATATCTGATTTGCCGGCAATGAAAGGGGTGTATCAATGTGGAAAGTCTCAAAAATGAACTACATGGATTAATCGACAAAATACATAGCGCAAAATTCCTGAAAAGTCTCATTAGTTTAATAAGGAGTGTTTTAGAGAGCGAGGATTAGTCTTCGCTCTCTTTTTCTACCCTTTCTACTCTGTCGATACAAGCCTTGAATTCCTCATAGATACTTTCCCATTGTTCGTCCGGAAGTGTTTCTACTATCTTTAGAAGCATTGTAGCCATATTCTTCTTAATGGGACTTCCCACTTCCATTATCTTCCCGAAGCGTCCATATGTTTCTTCTTCTATGGAAAGATCTTTTTTCATATTGCCCTTGCCGGTCCGCAACCAAACTTCGCTTATACTTAATTTTTCGCATATTTTCGAAATGTGTATGTCCTTGGGGCTCCTTGTTCCCAACTCCCACATTGCTACCGTGGACGAACCGACCAATATTTCCTTGCTAAATTCCGCCTGGCTCATATTGAGGCTTTCCCTTACTTTTTTTATACGTTCTTTCAAATCAACACCTCCTTATAAATATAATATATCATATTTTCGCTCACTAAGCAAGTAAAAAATTAAAAAAAGTGTTGACATCTCACTCACGCAGTGGTAATATATACTTACAAAGCAAGTAGAAAGTGAGGTGAGACACATAATATTGAAAATCAAAGATGTTGAGAGAAAGGAGATTATGAACGAGTTAATTAGAATCAATTATGAAACAGAACAGCCGACAGTATCGGCAAGGGATTTACACGAAGCATTAGAAATTAATACACCATACACAATGTGGTTTGAGCGAATGACAGGTTATGGTTTTGAAGAAGGAAAAGACTTTCTCACAAAAATGTTAGAAAGTACTGGCGGTCGTCCAATGACCGATAATGACATATCAGTCAATATGGCAAAAGAAATTTGCATGATTCAGCGTTCCGAAAAAGGCAAACAATACCGCCAGTATTTTCTTGACTTGGAAGATGCTTGGAATACTCCCGAGCAGGTCATGGCCAGAGCATTAAAGATGGCCGAGCAATCCATGGCTAGCCTGAAAGACCGCTGTCGGTTCTTGGGTGGGCAGGTAGTGGAGCAACAAAAAGTGATCGAGGAGTTGCAACCAAAAGCATCGTATTATGATTTGATTCTCCAGTGCAAGGATTTGATTGCGACAACGATTATCGCCAAGGATTATGGGATGTCAGCAATAGCATTCAATAAAATGCTTCACGAAATGGGAATTCAGTATCAACAGAGCGGAACTTGGGTTCTATATGCAAAATACCAGGGACAAGGGTATTTGAAGCCAAAGACTCATAATTACGCCGATACCGCAGGCATTCAACATTCAAGAGAGCATTCCTATTGGACGCAGAAGGGCAGATTGTTTCTTTACGATTTATTGAAACAAGAATGTATATTGCCCTTGATGGAAAGGAAGATTGCTTGAAAATAAAAAAAGAAAGCGAGGTGAGTAAGTGAAAAAGTCCAAAAAATTGAAAGAGCGTCTTGATCAGATTGAAGAAATCTTGAACGGAACGGATGAATTGTCCCCTAAGGAGAAACAGATGTTGTTTACGACAATATCTACTATATTTAATCTGCATACCATTGCAAGTGATGAAAAAGTTGGATAAGAAAAGGAGAAAAACTATGAAAGCAACAATCAAGGCAACACCCAAAGAAATTGCCGCCCTCATAATTGAATTACAAGGGCGGCAGGCAGCCCCGGCTTATGAGACATTTGCGCCGGAGTTAAAGCTTTCGCTTAATCCGAAAGCCACTCGTGATACTGCCGAAGAATCTTAAACGTCATTTCAATATTGGAATTCAATACAAATGACAAGAATTCTTCAACGGTTTCATCTGTGAGGGGTAGCCGGATTTGAAGCATCCGTGCATTTAATTCCCTCGACCATTCATCCTGATGTTCTTGGGTGATTGACTGACAGAAATCGTCAAATGATTTCATTGTGATTTTTTCCCTTCTTTTGTACTCGGCATGCCAGTGCCTGTACTTAGATTATAGAAGGACTTGGAGAAAATAGCAACAATTGTCAAAAAGGAGGTTACGATATGCAATCGCCAATCATGCGGGCGACAGAGGTCGCGGAACTAATGAACGTATCACCGAATACGGCTTACAAGATTATTAAGCAGTTTAATGAAGAATTGAAGGCGAAAGGGTTTTACATTGTGGCCGGACGGATATCACGGAAGTACTTTTATGAGCGCACCGGTTTGGAGTTGCCGGATGCCGGAGGCAAAGGCAATGATTAGCAATGCGCCGATTCGCGGCGCTAGGAGTGGCAAAGGAAGTGCGAGGCTCAGCATAGCATGGCAAAGGATTGGCAAGGCCAGGATGAGCGCGGCAAGGGAATTGCAGGGCATGGAGCGGCGGAGGAATGGCACTTCAATGCAATGGAATTGAGCAGCGGAGAGTTGCAGTGATTGGCAAGGGAATGGCAACGCAATGAGATGCGATGGCAAAGCTGCGCGACACAACGCTTAGCAATGGCAGAGCAAGGCGCTACGGGGCATTGATTAGCGAAGGCAAGGCGAAGGGTGGTATTGCAAAGGAAACGCAGCGCGTTGCAAAGGCACGGCACAGGATTCAAAAGCTAAAACATCAAAAAGAAGAGGAGAGCAGAAATGAAGGAATTGAAAGTAAGAGTAACATTTACGGAGGAAATTTTGGGAACAGCAAGCAGTGACCCAGAGATTCACAGCACATTCATTGCATCTAACGCACCTGACGCACCAACACGGGCCGAAGAAGTCGCGGCAATCGGAGTTGATGAAGTGATTGAAAAATCAATGACCATCTTCCCGCGCAACAAAGAAGGGCATCCCATTATGTGGGATTATCAGGTGAAGGGATTTTTCAAGGATGCATGCGGCTGTTTGCGAAAAGTGCCAAATTCGGCATCATCAAAAATCAAGGCTTATAAAAAGGAAATTGATGGATTGATTTTCGTAAAAGAGCGGATGATACCAATCGTTTTTACCGGAGAGATCGGAAACTGCCAGCGTCCGCTAAGAGGGCAGACAGCGCAGGGCGAACGAATTGCCCTAGCAAACAGCGAAACTATTCCGGCGGGTGCCTACATCGATTTTACGATCTCGTGCCTGTGTGATGCGCATGTTAATGCCGTGAGGGAATGGCTTGATTACGGAGAACTGAGGGGCATGGGACAGTGGCGGAACAGCGGGAAAGGCCGCTATTTGTGGGACGAGATGGATGATTTGGGCAATGTGATTGGAGGAAACCGTGACTTTGGAGCAAGAAAATAAGAAAATCGATTCGGAGTACTGTTACATCGTCAATGACGGCGCACTCAATCCCTTCGTGGTGAGGACTAATCCCGCCCGTGTGCGGCCGGAGAGGGAGCCGGAAGTAATCAGCGAATAAAGAATAGGAGAGAAGACAATGAAGCTTAATCAGATTATCAAAACATGCAATGTCACAGTATTCGGATTTCCAGCATTCAAGGAACTCGAAAACATGGGAAACGAAATCGGAAATCAAGATGCTGTATCCACGGTTATATCCACGTTACCAGCGGCAGTCATGCTACATATCTATGATATTGGCGAATATTTTGCTCCTATCATACCGCGCGGTACAATCTTCGGGAACACAAGTGAGATTATCGAAGCTGACCTGGATGTTAATCACGTATCTGTATTTACGGCCCCCGGCCTTGACACATATGGCCCGGACGAATTATTGATAGTAACGCAGCACAAGGCCACTATAGATATTTTGTCTGGCATGCACCCAGGAGCACCTGTTATAACGGCATCCGTATCCGCTGATGACATTAGGGACAAGGTGGTTATCGGAGTGTTGCCGCCGCACTTGATTCAGTTTTGCAAAGCCTTTTCAGCCGCCACAATCAAGGATTATAACGTGGCTGTGGATGGGGATATATCTGCGGATGACTTGGGGGATAGGCTGGAGGTAATGTCGCCCATTACCGTCAAGATAAACCGAGAAGGGAGATCAATGATATGGAATGGGGAGAAGTTACAGAAAAGATTGCGCGGTTAGAAAAAGAGAATCACGAGTTGAAAAAGGAAGCTCAGAAATATCGAGAAAAAAGCTACTCCTTAAGCACTACGGTTCACGAATTGGGCCGCCAGAATGACAAGCTACTGGCAATCATTGAACACTTAGCTAAAGGCGTAGGAAGGTAAAAACAGTAAAGGAGGCAGAAATATGAAATTGAGAGAATTAGCCGGAGTGTTGACTTGTACAAAGACACTTAAATTAAATTTTTACGACGGAAACGAGACAGGCGAACCGGTTGAAGTAAAGACGGGAGATAGCGATGCGGACTGTGTGAAACTATGTGAGACATATGGCGGTTATCGCGTGTTTGTAATACATGAAGTGTCTATGGGAAGCGTGCACATAACATTAGAGACGCTTAACTACGGCAAAAGCAAAACCCCAGCTGCGGAGTCAGCCGGGGAATCGAGTAACTGAAAATTATTATACACCCTTTATTATAGGGAGAAAGAAAGAGGTTGTCAAGATGGTAGCAAAAAAAGATGTGGTTATGTTTGTAGAGAAAAAGCATTCGGCGGCACTCAAGGCCGTCAAAGAGGAATACATGAGTGCGGTAAAAGCAGAAGAAGGCCGCATTGCATCAGAAAGCGGCGTTGTTGCTTGTGCACACAGGATTGAGAGGGCATTGTGTAAAGTACATCAAGAACATGCTGTGTTTGCAGATCGGGTTGGAGAATCTGCGGAAATGTCCTATTCGAATGATTATCGGACGCTGGGTGCGCAATTGAATAGGCTTGGAAGCGTGGAGGAGGGTACCATCAAATGTATTAATTTCGAGAATGGGGTTCTGACAAAACTGGAAAAGATGCACAACGAGGTAACGAGGGGCGTCAACGCTAACTATGCGGCGGTGCTCGAAGAGGTCAAAAACAAGACGAACGCCAAAAGAGCTATCGCCTATTTGAAAGAAATTGGTTTCGATGTTTCGGAGCTGGAGCAGATGGAGCACACGGAGATCGCAACCAAGCTTGATACCCGGTATCTGTTTGTGGGAGGAAACAAGGATGCGTGATGATGATGTAATCAGAATACCGGCCAGAAAAAAGGAGCCGGTACAGGGACAGCAGGTGATCCGCGTGTCAGAAGAGGCATACAACGCGCTGGTGGACATCTACAATGAATCAACGCTGCCGATGAAGGAATTGGCGTCTATATTAATTTTGAACGCGTCCAAGCGCGTGGTTTTCGATAAGGAGGGATGAAATGAATATAAAACTGAAAGAAATACGTATTGAAAACTTCAAAGGCATCAGGGAACTGACCGTGAATTTTCAGGACAGGACATATATTTTCGGTCAAAACGCCACGGGTAAAACGACCATCATGGACGGTTTTATGTGGCTGTTATTCGGCAAAGACAGTCTGGGTAGGGCAGATTTTAGTATCCGGCCAAACGACACGGACGGCAAAGTCATCAATAATGTTGTTATCAAGGTTACAGCCGCCTTGGATATTGATGGATGGGAACTTATCCTAACCAAGACCCAAGAACAAAATTGGGTAAAGAAGCGCGGGAGTGATGTGACAGAGCTTCAGGGCAATATTAACAGCTATGAAGTCAACGAAATTCCCAAATCCGAGAAGGATTACAAGGCGTACATAAGCGAGTTGATTAATGAGGAGCTTTTCAAGCTAATAACCAGTCCACGGGCGTTCACCTCCTTGAAATGGAAAGATCAACGAGATATTCTGCTGAAACTGGTTTCGAATGTGACCGATCTGGATGTGGCTGAAACCGACGAAAAGTTTGCCGCGCTGGCGCCGATGTTAAAAGATGCGTCCGTAGATGACTTGACCGCCAAAACAAAAAAGGCGCTGAAAGAACTGAACAAGAAACAGGCAGAACTGCCGGCACGAATCGACGAAGCCAACAAGGGCCTGGTGGATGCCGACTTTGCGGCATGCGAAGCCCAAAAAACAGATTTGGAAAGCCAGATCAAGGAGTTGGAGAGTCAGGAGGCTGACGCGTCTAAGGTCGGCGAGGCCATGGAAAACCTACAGCGGGACATTGTCCGCAAGCAGTCCGAAATAGGGGAACTCCAGCGGCGGGAAAATGAAACGTTGATCAATCAGCGCCGGGAAATCCAAAAGCGGATAGACGGCGCAGAGGCGGTATTTACGCGGGCTTTTAGATTTCAAACCGAGATCGAGAACGATATACAGCACAAGAGCGAACTCATTGAGGGATACAGGACGCTTAAGGAGTCATTGCTCAAAAAGTACAAAGAAACAGCGGCTATTGACATGGACATCAATGATTGTAACTGTCCCATGTGCGGCCAAGTCCTTCCTGCCGATCAGCAAGAAGAAAAGGTTGCGGAATTCCGCGAAAGCAAACAGAAATCTATCGACGATACTGTGAGTACTGGCAAGAAGGTTGCTGCCGACATCCTCACACTGGAATCGGACATCAAAGAGTTACAAGGGCAGCTGGAAGAATGCAAGGCTGACAAGATCAAACAGAATGCCCTGAAAACGGCAGCCATGAAAGAGCTTGGAGCCTTGCCGCAGGAGGTGGATTTGACCACGAATGGCGAGTATCTGGTCTTGTGGGAAGAGGTTATGCAGCTACAGGCGAGAGCCAAGGACATGGAAAGCGGTTCGGGCTATCTTGATCAGATCAGACGGCAAAAAGCTGGCTTAGTGGCAGAACTGGATAGCGTCAAGACCATTCTTGCCGGAAAAGACAATAATCAGCGGGTTAAGGATCGCATTGCAGAGCTACAACAAGAACAGCGATCTGTAGCGCAGAAAATTGCCAATCAGGAAAAGGGATTGTTTCTTTTGGAGGAATTCACAAGGGCCAAAATGGATATGTTATCATCCCGGATCAATGAAAAATTCAAGCTGGTTAACTTCCGGTTGTTTGAAGATCAGCTGAATGGCGGGTGCAAGGAAACCTGTGAGTGCACGATTTACGGTGTGCCTTTTGAATCTTTGAGTTTTGCATTTAAAACAGTCGCCGGACTGGACATTATAATCGCCTTGCAAGACATTTATGGCACGACTGCCCCGATCTTTGTTGACAACGCGGAGTCTATTAATGGCTTTAATATCCCGGATGTGGCTGGTCAGTTAATTTTATTAATAGTGTCCGAAGACGAAAAATTGAAAGTTGAGGTATAGGAAGATGGCAAATGAGATACAGGAAGTCAAGATGGGAATCACCCAAGCTGGTATCGACTACGTGGTCGGGGAGCTGGACAAAAAGAAGGAAAAAGGACTTAAGTTTCCAGTCAACTACAGCATTACAAATGCAATGCAGTCCGCATTTTTGATGTTGCGGGAAGCGGAAAACAAAGAGGGGAAGCCGTTATTGTCTGTCTGTACCCAAGATTCCGTTGTCCAATCACTGATGCAGATGGCAACGCAAGGACTTAACCCGGTGAAAAAACAATGCTATTTCGTTGCTTACGGGAAAAAGTGTTCATTGGTTCCGTCCTATTTTGGGACGCTGGCCATCCTTAAAAGGGTTGTTAATGTAGTTGGAGAGCCAGTAGCGAACATTATCTATAAGGGTGATATTTTCGAATATTCCTTTGATCTAGACACAGGCGAAACCGTTATTACGAAGCACGAGCAGAAGTTAGATAATATGGATAATGCCAATATTGGGGGTGCATATGCCATCGTTAGGACTGAAAATCAGAAGATTATTGAAATCATGAATATTAATCAACTGAAAAAGGCATGGGCGCAGGGAAGATCATGGCAAGCAGCAGAAAAGGGTGGCTATGACTCCAAAACACATACTAATTTCACGGAAGAAATGGCGAAAAAAACGGTGCTGAACCGGGCCTGTAAAAAACTGATCAATTCCACTGACGACAGTTCATTGATGGGACATGAGTTCCTGGAGGCATACAACGACACAGAATCCAACGACACCTTGGATGTCGTAGCCGAACAAGTGGCGGTTACGATTGAGGAAAACGCAAACAGCGTTGATTTTGTCGAGGACGATCAGGCACCGGCAGCGGATGCGACACCAACGACACCGGCAGCACCGGAGCCAGCCGAAGAAGTGACCGAGGAAAAAGACCCATTTTAAGGAGAGCGCATGAAAGTAACATGTTTAGGGAGCGGATCGGCGGGTAACTGCTATCTGCTCCACAACGAAACAGAGTGTTTGGTCATAGAGGCCGGAATATCGTTTAAAGAAGTAAAAAAGGCGTTGAACTTTGATGTCGACAAGATTCACGGCGTGATAGTGACCCACGAACACGGAGATCATGCCGCGTATATCAATCAATATTTGCAAGCAGGTATACCGGTTTTGAGACCGTGGCATGAGTCCGGCATAGATGCCTTGTCATATCCACTTACGGCTGGGTTCTTGCCGTTTACGGTCAAAGTTTTTGATCAAGTGCATGACGTTCCCTGTTATGGCTTTCTGATTTCCCACAGGGAAATGGGGCGGCTGCTTTTTGCAACTGATACCGAGTACGTAAAGTATCGGTTCAAAAGCTTGAACCACATCATGATTGAATGTAACTACAGCGTCCGTCTACTACGGAGTGCCTACCATGAGGGTTTGCGGGATCGTGTCCGAATGACTCACATGGAGTTAGAGACATGTAAAGACTTCATCCGAGCCAATCAGAGCAATGACTTGAAATCGGTCTGTTTGATGCACTTGTCCAACCAGACAAGCGACGAAGAGGGATTCCGGCGAGAGATAGAGGACTTGGTGACGTGTCCGGTCTACGTGGCGGATAAGGGTTTAGAATATGAATTACAAGGAGGGAACAAATGAATAAAGTAATTTTAATCGGGCGCTTAACCGATGACCCGGACGTGCGTTATTCAGATTCGGGTACCACGGTAGCCAAATTCAGCGTGGCAGTTGACCGTAGGTATAAAAAAGATGGGGAGCAGAGCGCAGACTTTCCCCGCATAGTAGCATTTGGAAAGACGGCTGAATTTATCGAAAAATATTTCAGAAAGGGAAACCGGATTGTGCTTGAGGGAAGATTGCAAACCAGCTCTTACACGAACAAGGATGGGCAGAAGGTCTACACCACTGATGTGATTGTTGACCAGGTGGAATTTGGTGAAAGCAAAGCCCCTTCTGCCAATAACGGAGGCGATTATCAGCCAACCAGCCGACCGGTTCCAGCAACCGTGATCAACGACGGATTCATGAACATTCCGGACGGCGTAGAAGACGAAAGTTTACCATTTAATTAAACAGGAGGTCAGCAGATGGTAATACAAATTGATTCACGCGAAAAGGCTCGTGCAATCCGCAAGATTGTGGAGACTTTTGATAAGCAGGGAGTACAGCACTTTATAAGCAAGCTTCACGTTGGTGATTACATGAATTTTGATAACCCGCGGCTGATCATTGACCGCAAACAAAATCTGACGGAACTGACAAGCAACGTCTGCCAGGGCCACAGGCGGTTCACGGACGAACTGCGGAGGGCGCAAGAAATCGGTGTAAAGGTGATTGTTTTGGTCGAGCATAGCAATCAGATCAAGAGCATTGACGATGTGCACAAATGGACTAATCCCCGCCTAAAATCATCCCCTAAAGCCGTCACCGGCGAGAAGCTGGAAAAGATACTGAAAACCATGGAACGGAAGTATAACACGGAATTTCTGTTTTGTGACAAGCTACACACAGGAACGCGGATAATTGAACTCTTAGAAGGGCGTGAGGCAACTTGACCAGCCGAAAAATGGAAGCAATCAAAAAGGCAGAGTCAAAGCAAAAGCATGCCTTAATCGAGGCAGAGAACAGGTCTTTTATGGCCTGGCGCAAAACGCGACTCTTTCAAGTGTGTAGATTGTTGCGGCTCTTGGATCAGTTGATTCCGTTGTATCCTCCTTTTTCGGACGAACAATGTGTAGCTGTTGAAATGATGATTCAAAATGAACAAAAATACCAAGTCCTTGCAAGCGGGACAAGGGAGGAGCAGGAGGAAATGAGACGACAGGATGAATGAGCCGTGGAAAGAATTTACAAAAGACGAATTTAATACGGAAGCGCCCTATGCCCTCTTATTCAGCCACAAGGACGATGGTTTTGCCCACATGCAGTTATTTAATACGTTATCGGCCAATGCCGAACGGGTGGGATTTAAACGCTTTAGCATGATGGTTAAGGCTTACTTTGCCCAGCATGAGGACCGTAAAGGGGGAATAAGTAGCGTTGTCAACAACCTGACCAACTTTCGGGATCAGTCAATTGAGCTTTTTACCGGCGATTGGATGGCCGACGATCATGGCATTGTCCGGCGAAACGATAACCAAGGCATGGACGTGGCCTGTATCCATCCGATCCTGCCGGTGCAGCGGCTGGTCAATATCGACGATGGAACCGTGCGCTTGAAACTGATGTTTCGCCGGGATTTCAGGGATTGGAAAGAAGTAGTGGCCGACAAGAGTATGTTATTCAGTGCAAGGGAGATAAAAAAATTGGCTGACAGGGATGTGTCGGTTTCCGACAAGAACGCATCATATTTGGTGGAATACCTCCAGGATATTGACGATCTGAACCACAACACAATTCCCGAGGTGCAGTCAGTAAGTCACCTTGGGTGGACATCCAACGGGATGTTTAGCCCTTACATGAAAAACTTGGAATTTGATGGGCTGGACAATTTCCGCAGTATTTTTCAGGCCGTTCGAACGCATGGAACGTTTGAGGAATGGCTTGAGATCGCGAGAGAAGTGCGAAAGACTAACACACCGGCCCGGATTGCTCTGGCTTCGAGTTTTGCGTCGGTGATTCTTAAGACGATTGGAAAACTGAATTTTATGGTCCATTTCTGGGGTGGATCGGGAACCGGTAAAACAGTTGCCCAGCTGCTTGCCGTATCCGTGTGGGCAGACCCCGGCGACGGCGCGGGCTATATGCAGACGTTCAATGGGACCCTTGTGGGGCTGGAACAACAGGCGAGTTTTGTCAACAACCTACCGCTGGTCCTGGATGAATTCCAGCTGGTAAAAGACAAGAAATCTTTTGAGCAAGCCGTCTATATGCTGTGCGAGGGAGTGGGCAAGACAAGGGGAGCTAAGACCGGTGGACTGCAAAAGACACCTGTATGGAAGAATTGTATTATCACGTCCGGAGAAAGCCCGATCACCCATGCGGCATCCGGTGCCGGAGCTATGAACCGAATTATAGAGATTGAATGCCGGGATAACCTGTTTGCGGACGCACCGACGCTATTGGATGGTATCCGGCACAATTACGGACATGCCGGAAAGCTGTTTATGGGCTTCATGACCGCAGAGGCGGCGAGAGAAAAGGCGGTAGGACTGTACAAGAGCTATTATCAGGCTCTTGGTACGGCCAGCACGGAAAAACAGACCATGGCGGCGGCTGCCATCCTTACAGCGGACGCTCTGGCCACGGAATGGCTGTTTTGCGACGGTAGAGGGCTCACAGTAGAGGATATTGAAAAATACCTGCACAGCAAGGATAACGTGGACGCTGGGCTTCGAGGGTACGAGTACATACAAGAGTACTACGTGAGCAACTCAGCCAAATTTGAGGCTGATTTTGATCCCTGTTTCGGTACTGTCATGGGTGACGAATTGCGGTTCATCAAGCGCAATTTTGAGCAAGTATGCGAAGAGGGCGGGTATAATCCCAAAGCGCTTCTGTCATGGCTTGATCAGGCGGGCAGATTAGACAAGGGAAAAGACAGTCTGTATAAGTCGACTAAGATTAACGGGACTGCTACTCGCTGCGCTTGTATTAACATGGCGGAGTCCCTACAAATAGAGTTTGATCCGGTCGGAAACACGGATTTGCCGTTTAAATAGGCATCCGTTACAGGAAAAACGCAAAAAGTTACGGGATTTTTAGCAGTTCTGTAACCGAAGAATGTAGCATTTATGCGGGTTTGAGGGGCATGGTTACAGGGTTACAGAAGTTACAGACTTTTTATAAGCTTATAGGGAGGCACACTGAGAGAGAAAAAAAACAGGTTTTACACATACCCCGCGCACGTGAGGAAAAAACGTTGTAACCCTGTAACCCTGTAACCGCACCCTCTAAAGCCAGTAAAATCAAGGGTTTTACGGTTACAGACAGTTGTAACCCTTTGTAACGGAAAGGAGGCAGCATGACGGATAAAGAGGCTCAAAACAGTTTCAATGATGTCTGGTTGAATTTATGGAACAAGTACAAAGACCTTTCGTCAAAAGATGATTACGCTAAAATATGGGAAGCACTCCACGAGGAATCTACCAACATGAAAAAGAAGTATCCACTGATGGAAGAAGCGATCAGTCGGATGACATCCGAAATTATTGAGCGGGCCAGAGGTCGGGGAAGGATTTCCGGCGATTACCACCGGCCGCCGACTTAGATAATTATTTACAGGAGGATAAATAATGGGACATCCGGAGCAAAGAGTACTAGACCTTGTGCCGCAGATGACAGAGCTTTTTAAACAAGGCGAAGATATATATACCATAGCCCGTCATCTGGGCGTAAGGTACGAGACAGTGGCGCGCTACCTGGAAAGATGTGAATTAATCGCAGAACAGCGCAAGAATAGCCGGAGACAACGGGAGGAGCGGATGGAGAACGAAGCCATAACCAAAGCTGACATAGCGAGGTTACGCTCCTGCATCCGCATAGGTGACACGGTTCCGGTGGTGATGGAAGTGGCCGACCGCGAGAGCGCCAACCTCGCACCAATTGAGGTTCGCAAAGATATGTATGTCACGAAGATTTTAGACGGCGGCAGGGGTGTTTTGGTTAGCGAGGACATGGGTGAACGGTCCGTGAGGATGGTAACGTATGTGGATATTTTACAAGAATTAGAGGGGGTAAGACGTGAAAAACATATTATTTAGGGCGAAGCGAAAAGATACGGGCGAAATGGTGCAGGGTTCCGTGGTTAAATACGGGCCGGGTGAAGGGAAATACTATATTGTTCCTTCATACGCGTCTGCCCTGTATGGGTTTGAGGTGGAACCGGAAACTATACGCCATTTCAACGAATCACATGATAGGGGATGGATACCAGTTGGGGAGCGGCTGCCGGAAAATGAAAAAGAGGTTGAGGTTAGCATCGAACGCCGCCTGGAGAATGGCACGCGGAGACTTACGTGTAGAGCCATTTACGAAGACGGGACTATCTGGTCGGAAAGCAGCCGTTTCAACTGGAACGACTTTGACGGCCTTGACAGTGATCTTGAGTACAGCAAGGAGCTTGACGACTGGAAGGTACCGCAAGGATGGTTTGAGGCTGCTACTTACGCGGAGGAATTTGCGGCTATAGGTGATTTTGTTGTAGCATGGCGGCCACTGCCGGAACCGTATGTGGTAGAAAACAACCAGCAAAAGAAATGCCCGTTTTTGGGATTTGACGGGCATGCGATATGTTTTAGCGAAGGTGAATGCCTACAGGAATATTTGGCTGGCTGCCCGGTATATGTTCCGACCGATTGATCAGAAAAGGAGGTACAAAAATGAGACAATATTGCCGGTACTGTTCCTTCTGTGTCACCGGGAACGGTATCTATTGCAGCGAAAAGAAAAAGACAATGAGCGAGGCAAGCGCAAAGTCAGTTAATCACTGTAAGTCATTCGATCTCAATCCGATGGACGCATTTGATCTGGACAAGGTGTATAAGCCGCGGGAAGTGAAGCAGCGGCAGTGCGACGGACAAATTGAAATGTTCGGGTGAATTAATTTTTGGCGGAGGAAAACTATAATGTCTAAAGCATGCGAAAACTGCGGTGAATGTCAATGTCTGTCCTGCCTACTAAGAGATAGCAATATATATAATGAGGCACTTGCTTGCAATAGATGTAGCTACTGTGAGGATAATCCGGTGCATGGTTGTACAGATTTTGTTTATGAAAATTAAAGTTAGATTGATCAGAAAGGCGGTGAGGATATCAAGATAGGATTGATAGACGTGGACGGCCATAATTTTCCTAATTTGCCCTTAATGAAGCTATCAGCATGGCATAAGCAGCAAGGGGACAGGGTTGAGTGGTACGATCCGATGTTTTCTAATCATTGTGACCGGGTGTATATGAGCAAGGTGTTTTCTTTCTCACCGGACTATGACGATTGTATTGATGCCAATGAGGTCATCCGGTGTGGTAGTGGTTATTGTATTGACCTGGTTGACGGCAAAGAGGTTTACCGGTCAGACCGTGATACTTCGCTGCCGGAAGAGATTGAACACATCTATCCGGATTACAGCATATACCCGGACTTGACCAAGGACACGGCGTTCGGATTCCTAACCCGCGGATGCCCAAGGGGGTGCAGCTTCTGCCACGTTGCCGCCAAAGAGGGCCGGTGCAGTATCAAGGTTGCTGATCTACGGGCGTTCTGGGACGGACAGGGGCATGTAACACTATGCGACCCTAACATATTAGCTTGTCGGGATAGGGACGACCTATTAAGGCAGCTGGTGGAGTCAAGGGCGATTATAGATTTCACCCAAGGCATTGATGTCAGACTTGCAACACCGGAGCGCATAGAAATGCTTAACCGGATGCGAATCAAGAGGATACATATGGCTTGGGACCATCCCGATCAGGACTTGACAGAGGATTTCAAACGGTTTTCGGAGTGTTACAACCGGAAGTCGGAAAGCGGCAAAGTGGTCTACGTGCTGACAAATTATAACAGCACGATAGAGCAAGACCTGCACCGGATATATACCTTGCGTGATCTCAAATATGATCCCTACGTGATGTTATACGACAAGGAGCATGCTGATCAGCAGCACAGGGACCTACAGCGATGGGTTAACAATCGAATCATCTGGCGAAAGTGCCGGAGATTTGAGGATTATGAAAAAGTATAAGTACAAAACAGAGAGGCGGTGAGAATCAAGCATGGCAAAGACAAACATAATAGTGCCAGAGGGGCTACATAGCGACTATACAAGTATAATTGTAAGTTACTCAAACGGTATTGATAGTGCCGGGGCGCTATATTGGGCATTGCAGAATTTTGACAGAAAAAAGATATTTCTGTTATATTGTGACACCGGATTTGAGTACCCGGAGAACATCCAAATGTTTTACCGGACAGCGGCTTTCATGCGGGTTAAGCCTGTTTTGCTGGAACATCCAAAAGGATTCTTGGGATTGCTGTTAGAAGAACGGCTCATGTGGCCGGACATGAAAAACCGGTGGTGTACAGCATATTTAAAAACCGGTATCACCGATAAGTGGATTCGGGCAAATAGGCATATCCTTGGTAAAAAATGTCTATTCGTTTCAGGAGAGCGCCGGGACGAAAGCAAAAGCCGGGCGAAGCTGCCGGAGATTGAGTATCACAGCACAACGCTGAAAACAAAACGGGTAGCAGATTTTACCTGCCACTGGTACCGCCCTTGCTTGGATTATGAAAAAGGAAAGATGTTTGAGCAGGGAAGAGAGTTAAAGCTTGAACCACATTTTTGCTATGAATATCTTGGTAGATGCAGTTGCATGGGATGTATGTTCATGTCAGATGTCCATGCTATTGAAAATATAAAAAGATATCCCGAGCAAATGAAGAAGTTTGTGGATGCAGAAATAAAGTTATCCCACACATGGAAATCCAAAAAAGGATTGAAAGAAATATGGGACCAGTGCCACGATATTGACGATGTAGACAAATAAAGAAAAGGGGAAAAGGGGTTTGCTGGCCAGCATGAAAGAACGTTCTTTACTCCTGACGAAAAATGAATAATGCGATATATACAGTACATACCGGGAACAACGCCGGTTTGCTATCCCAGGTGGTTGATCTCTATTTCAAGGCCGGGGATACAGTGGCAGACGTCACATACGGCAAAGGGGCATTTTGGAGGGAAGTTGACCAGGGCAAATATACAATTGTTGGGACTGACATAAAAACAGGAACCGATTTCCGGTGTCTGCCTTACGAAAATGAGCTATTTGATCACGGGGTTTTAGACCCGCCATATGCCAGGACCGAGCTGGGGGACATGGTTAAATGTTATAACACATCGAAGAGTAGCAGCCACGCCGGGATAATGGATTTGTACAGAGGCGGCTTGAAAGAGCTTTACAGGGTTATCAAGCCGGGCGGCTACATCCTTGTCAAATGTCAAGACGAAGTGTACGGAGGTAAGCAGCATTGGAGCCACATCGAGATCAAGGACATGGCGGAAGACTTGGGATTATACGCAAAAGACATGTTCGTTCTCGTAAATACCAAAACGCCGAAAGTGCATCACAATCAAAAGCATGCACGGAAAAACCATAGCTATTTGTGGGTGTTTGAAAAAACCAAAGCGAAGCAGTCAGAAGGTGAAAAAAATGTACTCACATGAAATACAAGCACTGCTCGATCGCAACAGCCACACCATTAGCTCTGATATGTACCGCGACATCGTGATCAGTTCCCGCCAGATCGATCACGTGCGGTATGATCCTTATCAGGAGTTCTTCCAGGCGTGGACCAGCGACGGGTATAGTTGGGAATTCAGGGTGGTGCCGGCGGGGCAGCCATCGAAAGGAAAAAAATGAGCATAACAGGAGGGAATTTTATGGATAACAGAATTATAAAAATAGCAGAGGAATACGGACACAAGCCACAACTGCAAATGTTGATTGAAGAAATGGCAGAATTGACACAAGCAATCTGTAAATTTATCAGAGTAGACGACAGGGCGAAACGTGAGCCGGTGCAGGCGGCTGAATGTACGGAAGTTATCGAAAACATTATTGAAGAAATGGCAGACGTGCAAATAATGATATTGCAGCTACAACATTTTACAAACTTGTCAGATGAAAGCTTTAAAGAGCAGATGAATAAGAAACTTGACAGGCAGATAGAGCGCATAAATTTAAAAAAAGGATAGACCGCTTACTCAAAATGAACTTGAAAAGATGTTTGAAGCAAAGGGAATGTAAATTAGTTTCAGGAGGAGTAAAATGCAAAGGTTAACAGCAACTATTATCAGAAAATATCAGAAAAGAAAAGAAGGAATTGCAACTATTGGAGAATTCAAGGAGCTGGGAAGAGAGTTGAGAGATCAATTTGGGTTGTCTGATCGTGACGCTATTGATTTGTTGAATAACAACAATATTGTAGACATCATGAGTCGGCATGAAGCAGATTAAATTTTAAAGGAGGTATTGGTATGGAGTGGAAAGAGATAAATCCGCAGCAAAATAACTGGAAGAAGCAATGGGATTTGACAGCATATTATGGCGAACATGTAATAGGCAGCATTGTTTTGGACAATGATAATTGGGGCGTGTTTTACTCGGTAATAGACGGAGATGTTGAATTTATACCCACGTCAGACTTGGAGGAAGCGAAAGGGATATTTTACGAAAGCCTTGATTGTTTCTTTGAGGGTGAAATCAATTATTATAACGAGCTGAGGAAAATGCTTGGTGAAATAAATTAAGCTTAACGGAGGTGAAAACAATGGACAGGTACACAGCGATAGATAAGGAATATATAACCTATCGTGAAGCCAAGGACAAAGGCTGGAATGAATACGCCTGCCGCGAAGAAGAATTGAAGCGGCGGTTAAAGCTTTACGAGGATACCGGGCTGGAGCCGGAAGAGGTGGCGCGGCAGGTGGAAGCGCTTAAACTGATAACGGGCATTGTGAAAAAGATATGATTAATGGAGGTGGAAAAGATGGATTTAGCCAAATTGCATGATGATGCACTTGATTATGAAAACGATATTGAAATGGACGTTGAAATGTTGTGTGAAGTACGCATGAGAATGTACAGCAAGAGGGATTGCAGGATACTGGAAGAAATACTGCCGGCGCTTAATGCCCTTGTGCGTGACATTGATGCATACAGGACTTGGGTTATGGAGCAGCAGGACAAATTGAAATTAGAGGCAGAGAAGGTGGAGCGGCGGGATGATATTGCCCTCCTGTCGGATGATCATTGTGAATGTGGCATGGCAATTGATGATGGGTGGAAGTGCTGCCCAGGTTGCGGCAGACGGTTGGTATGTTCCAATAGAGAAAGCGGGTTGCTCGTAAAATTCAATGACGGCCGCAAGATGATTATGTCAGAAGATGCTTACAAATGGTTTTCGGATACCCGAGAAAGGGATTATACAATAGAGCATTGGTTTAAGTTGAATGATGCCATTGAAAAAAATCCCGGTGTGGAAATTTTGGTGATGTAGATTAATTTTAGGAGGTGAAACAATATGAATGTCACGAAAGCTAATGAATATTTAAAAAAATGCATGGATAATTGCTCAGATAAACTTTCTGATCCTTCATTTTTCGCAGGAAATAAACTTCAAAGCAATGCCCTTAGAGGCGAAGGGTTACGGGATATTAGTCCTCGGTGTGGGTGTAAAATGCCTGCGCAATGGAGCGATGGAGCAAAAAGACGCGGATGGGGGATGTGGATTTTTTCAGGCGGTACAGCCGAAGTGTTCGGACATTGCAGATATACTGATTGTCCACGTCGCAATGAGTTTTTAAGAACGGCACCCAGAAAAGAAATTCGGAAACTGGCGGATATTCAATGTGACTAAATTTAAATCTAGGAGGTGCGAAACATGGTTTTCCTAACAGAAAAAGAAGCAGAGGAGCTGGAACGCTTTCGCAAAAGGAGGCAGCATTTCGGCGGCGATCTGGAAATAGCCAATATCCACAATGCACCAAGCTCTTTCCCGGAAATGTACAAAAGGGTTTTCGAGACAGAATCAACGGAAAACTGCCTTTTCGGGCGGCCTTGGTATTCCGACAAAAAAGATGATGTGATCAAGATGTATGAAACGGCGTTATCTAATGGTTATGTGGTGGCACAAAATTGATTTCAGGAGGAATAAAAAATGGGCATTGACCTAAGCAGATTCAAAGTGATTCATGGCGACAAAGTATTAAACGCGGTTACATTGCAGTGCATACAACTGCCGGAAGGAACGGACTTTCCGCTTAAAACCAGTGTGATAAAGCCGAGGTTTTTGGAAGTTCTGGCGATAAATGAGGATGGCAATATAATCGTAATTCATGACGAAGCGTGGCGTTTTCAGTTCTTGCCTATAGTACATAATTGCGGAGGATGTAAAAATGGATCTGAATAAAAATCAGCAGATTATCAAGAGGATGTACGAACCTAGGGTATTGTCGGCTGCGAGAAATGAGGCAGAACATAATAAATTAGAACAGGTAAGACAAGAGACCGTGGCTAGCATGATGGAAAAGCTGGAAAAGATGCAGAAAGATGCATTATACCAAGCTTTTGACAAAGAACTGGCCAAAAATGACACTAAGGCAGCTAAGCGCCCGTGTTTCAAGGGTCTGGATAAATATACTACCCAGCAGCTCAAGGAAGAATTGCGGCGTAGGAAAGGCAAGTAAATTTAATTTGATGAAGGTGGTGAAAAATGATGAAGTGTGGCGATATAGTCAGAAACTATTGGGCGGGGGATGAAAATCCGACACGATATTTTATTTATCTCAAAAACGAGGGTAAATATACGAGTGCGATCAGCTTCGACGGAAAAAAACTACGGAAAGCCCAATATTACACCAACGACATAAAAAAAGAGCCTGACAAATTTGTCGTTGTTGGACATATTGATTTGATTGACTATATAAAAGTTCCATTATTGGAACTTATTCAATCGGATTGTTTGTAATTAGATCAACTTGGGTTAATATTTTTGAGAAAGAAGGGAAGATATGAAGATAGAAAAGGCAATCGAGATAATAAACCGGAAAACATCAATCCCGGAACAAGGAGAAAGCTTTGATGATATTGTAGAAGCTTTTGATATGGCGGCAGAAGCCTTGAAAAGACAGATACCAAAGAAGATGGAAGCAAGGGAGTTTTTCAGAAAAACAAATGAGATATGCAAAGATAACGACTGCCACGTATGCCCAATATGCGAGCATTGCAGTGACGGCATATTTATAGGCGCAGACGATGCCGAAGGGCTGGTGGCGATTGTAGAGGGATACCAGAACGGGAGGTGAAAAAGATGAAAAAAATCTTGATTCTGTTAAATGTTTTTTCGCTATGTGGCATATTTTATATGCAGAAATGGAGTGTAATACCGTACGTCTGTGTATCGTTACTTGCAATTGCAGTTTCTGGAGATTAGAGGAGGTGATAACATGGCGCATCATTACAAAAGCCACTGTAAGCAGTGTTACGCTTATAAGCATTGCAGCAAAGTAGAAGAGAGGATGGCCTACATTGCATGGTGGAACAAGAACGGCCAGCCTATAGGAATGGGAAATCATGATTGTTTTGCATCGCCGGAAGAATTCGAAAAAGACTTAAAAAACAAACAGAATATTAGAATCTCGTATTGTAAAAAATGGAGGAATTAGAATGGGACGAAGCGCTGAGGTTAAAAGTTATGACTATGAGCAGTTGGTAAAAGAGATTAAGGCATATTACAAAACTACTGATAGTGCCCTGATTGAAAAGATATTGCTTGCCGGTGGCGATAAGATAGGAGACAGATACATAATCCTAAACAATGAGTTCTGGGAGACTTATGATAGTTATTATAATGTGACATCAGTACTGGACGAATATTTGGGCAATGAAGAATTGGAGAATGTATTTGGCAAAGTATTCTGTACATTTGATAAAAAAGCTGATTGCCGCAGTGTTGCACCAAGCGCGAGCAAGGAGGAAATATATCAAGCTTGCAAACTTGGCGAGTATGCGGAAAATTAAAGTGTTAGGAGGTGGAAATTTTGGAGCTGAAAGAATTACTAAGAACAGAGGTCAATAGTGCCCTAATAACAATAAAAAATCATGATAGAGATAATGGTTTTTTCCGAGATACTGTAACGGAAATTGAAAGAGATCTGAGAAGTAGAAATTATGAGCCTATTGGAATTTGTAAAAATGTCCCTTTTAAATGTGGGGTATCAAGTGAATCAGTGGCATTTGTTTATAAGTACGATGGTGAAATATATTGGTGTCATATGCCAGCAACATACTGGCATCACCTGTTGACGGACTGTTTTGGACGCAAAGAAGCAGAGAAAATTTATTGTGAGATTTTATATTCAATAAATTAAAATTTGAGGAGAAAAGACAATGGACAAAAAAGACGGAAGCGCCCGCCGGGCCGGATATATGGATATGCTTGAGAGGTCGCCGGTGAAGACATGGCCGCCGTATTGCTTCACGGAGTTATGTCCAGATCGGCGGTATCGGCTGGGTGGGGAGTGGTATGGAAAAGTAATTATGAGGAGATCGTAAAAATGAACAAAAGAGTGCGCGACTTGAATTGGGATGATTACGGCATCTCAAAGGACAGATACGACGAGCTTAGAGCGTTCTGCCGGCAGTATGAGGAAAAAAAGAAAAAAATAAAATACGGACTACCAGCCGTGAAGTTTGACGGGATGCCGCGGGGAACCGGTGTGAGCAATCAGACAGAGGGGACAGCCATCCAGAACGAAGAACTGCGAAGAGACTGCCAGCTAATAGAGGAGGCGGCGATCCGCGCGAATCCGAGCATATACAGACATATTTTAAAGAGTGTGACCAAGAACATACCGTACGAGATGGTTGAATACGATCACGAATACGGACGGATACCGGTGGGAAAGACGGATTTCAACGGATATCGCCGATTATTTTACTTTAATTTACATCTTTTGAAAAATGGGTTCAAATTGAGCGACATAATGTGATATAACTGTATTATCGATATTTGGGAACAATATTAACTCCCTGATAATGTTCCTAAATTTCCGGTCCTCCTCTCCAATTTTATATACGGTTTCCGGGTGTCACAGCCCGGTAGCTGATTGTTTCATGACACTCTCCTTTGAAAGAGGCATTTGTTGCTTAGCGCGGTAGGTGTCTCTTTTTGTGAGGGAAAAATAGGTGGGTATCCTCTGATGAGGTAGGCAAGCGGCGCAAGAGGCAAGCGCAAATAATTATATACGGAATGGGTGATAGATATGGCCTTAACTGAAAAACAAAAGCGGTTTGTGGATGAATACCTGATTGACTTGAATGCCACTCGCGCTTATAAGGCAGCGTATCCAAGTTGTAAGAAGGATGAAGCTGCAAGGGTTAACGGAAGCAAGGCACTAACAAATACTAACATCGTAGAATACATTGAGCAACGCATGGAGGACAGAGAACAGCGAACGAAGATCACCCAGGACGCGGTATTGCGCGAATTGGGACGGCTTGGATTCTTTGACCCGAGAAAACTATTTCACGCCGATGGAAAACCGAAAGATATTACGGAGCTTGATGATGATACGGCAGCATGTATTGCCGGTCTGGATGTGCAGGAGGTATATGAGGGGTACGGTGAAGATAGGGAGTTTGTCGGCTATGTTAAGAAATATAAGCTGACTGATAAAAAGGGATCACTGGAACTGATTGGCCGGCACCTGGGTATGTTCAAGGATAGGGTGGAAATGTCTGGCGGAATGGAAATAAATAATCCCTTTGCCGGTCTGTCAACTGAAAATTTAAAGAAGCTGATAGACGATGGATAAGAAGTTGATACAATTAGGCGCAAAAATAGAGCTTGCCCGGCGGGAGTTCTTTTTTTATTGTAACTTAAAAGCACCCAGTTTCTATAAGAGAGATCGCCGTTATCTAATCGACCTCTGTAATGAATTCCAAGATTTCATCCAATCCGATGAAGACGTAATGATTGTTAACGAGCCACCCAGACACGGAAAATCGCGCACCGCCGGACTTTTGGTTGAGTGGGTGTTGGGCAATGACCCAAAACAAAAAATCATGACCGGTTCCTATAACGAAACATTGTCGACCATGTTTTCGAAAAACGTGAGGAATGATATACAGGAAATAAAAGCCGATATATACAAGCCGGTGTTTTCAGATGTGTTTCCTGGCATCCGGATTAAGTGTGGTGACGGCGCCATGAACCTGTGGAGCCTGGATGGAGGATATAATAATTACCTGGCCACATCTCCCACCGGTACGGCCACTGGTTTCGGCGCGACGCTGTTAATTATAGATGATCTTATCAAAAATGCCGAAGAGGCCAATAATGAGTTGACAAAAGAAAAGCACTGGACTTGGTTTACGGATACCATGTTGTCCCGCTTGGAAGAGGGCGGGAAGATTATCATCATCATGACCCGTTGGGCATCAGATGACCTCGCAGGACGGGCGCTGGAGCATTTCAAAGAAGCCGGTGCGAAGATGCGCCACATTAGCATGAAGGCCCTCCAGGACGACGGCACCATGCTTTGTGACGAAATCCTGTCCCGGAAGTCCTATGATGCCAAAGTGAGAGCAATGGGTGATAATATAGCCAGTGCAAATTATCAGCAGGAACCAATTGATTTGAAAGGGCGGCTTTATACTTCTCTCAAGACTTATACCGAACTGCCGAAAGACCAGAGCGGTAATATGCTCTATTCATCAGTCAAAAATTATACAGATACAGCAGATACCGGCGACGATTATCTTTGCAGTATTAACTATGTAGTGTACAACAACGAAGCTTACGTCATTAATGTTCTATACACCAAAGCGGGCATGGAGATCACAGAACCAGCCACTGCAAAGATGCTTTATGAAGATGGTGTAAATACAGCAGACATCGAATCAAACAATGGCGGCAGAGGATTTGCGAGAAATGTGCAGACTGAATTAAAAAATAGATATGGATCAAACAAATGTCATGTTGCCACTTTTCATCAGTCAAAAAATAAGCAATCCAGAATTCTGTCAAACAGCACATGGGTAATGAATCATATTTACTTCCCTGTCAACTGGGCGGATAAGTGGCCAGAATATTACAAAGCAATGACAAGGTATCAAAAGGAAGGCAAGAACGCGCACGACGACGCCCCCGATGCCACTACGGGAATTGCAGAAAAGAACAACAGAGGCAAGCGCGAAAGTTTAATATAAGATATTAATTGTGCAATTTGCCATTCGAGTGCCAGAAAATGCGAACTTAGACAAAACAGAATGGTTTGAAATTGTACAATATATACAAAATATAACATTCGTCCTTTGACGGATGCTTTTTATACCAAGAGGGGCGGTGATATTATCAAAACAGCACAGGATTTCTACGCCGCAGATGACAAAGCGGCATTTATTTCCATAGCGATAGCAGAATACAAGGCCTCAGCAGAGTTCAAGCACATGCTGGAAGCCGAGGCATATTTCCACGGTGACAACACTGCTATTGCCAACCGCCCCAAATGGAAAATGACCAAATCGGGGAAGGAAATAACGTTTAGTCAGAATATTGCAATATCAAATTTCTTCTTCCGGTTTACCGTTCAATTGAATCAATTTCTATTGGCGAATGGCGTACAACTTGACGATGGGATCAAAGAAAAGCTGGGTTTTGGTTTCGATAATTCATTCGAAGAAGCGGGGGAAATGGCACTAATAAACAGCGTGAGCTATCTATTTTTCGATCTCGACCATGTGGAAAAATTTGAGGCCGCAGGGGATAAAGGCGGCAAAGGGTTTTTGATGCTATTTGACGAGCGCACGTCAGAACCTACAGTTGGCATAAGATTCTGGCAAATAGATGATATGCGGCCGATGTATGTTGAATTATTTGAGATCAGTGGGATAACGGAGTTTGACACGAGCGATAATAACCAGCTTAAAATGACACAGCCGAAGCGCTCCTACAAGCGCAAAACCACAAATTATCCGGGCGGGATACTTCCGGCAGAGGTGAAAGAGGCCGGAGATTACGGCGTACTTCCGATCGTGCCATTTTACGCAAACCGGCACCACCGCAGCGAGTTCACTAAGCCAATCAAAACCAAGATCGATATGTACGATAAAATATTTTCTGATTTCGGGGATAACCTTGAGCGCACAAATGATATTTTGTGGGTAATCAGTAATTTCGGCGGCACAACAGACGAAATCAAAGAAATGATCGCCGAAATCAATGAACTAGGGGCTACATACTCACAATCTGACGGAAGCGGAAACTCTTCGATAATGCCGCACACAATCGAGGTTCCATATGCCGCCAGACAGATAGCCTTGAAAATACTGGAAGATTCTCTGTATGCTGATTACATGGCTATGAACTTTTCGGAAATATCTGGCGGATCACTGACCAACGTTGCTATTGATACAGCAAAATTCAATCTGAATACAAAATGTAACCGATTCGAATATCAGGCATTTCAGGCGGTCAGAAAGCTGTTGCAAATCGCTGGCGTCGAAACGGAAAACATCAAGTTCCGGCGACAAGCAGTATCCAACCAGACAGAGAATATCAATAACGTGTTGGCTATATATGACCGGCAGTTGATTGATAAGCAAACAGCACTGGAGAAGTTGGACAATATCGACATTGACGAAGTAAAAACTATACTGGAGCGGCTAAAAGAAGAGGAAGCGGCCGCCCTATCCGACATGAGCGCAGAGCGCGAACTCGCAAGGCTGCGGGAAGAAAATGAGCGGTTGACGCAGGAGGGGGAAGAAACGGTAAATAGCCAATAGGCTTTTACGGTATAAGGCGATATGTACAATCGTAGAGCGGGAACCAGTCCCCCGCTCTTTTCTTATGCTTATTTTGGACTGGAATAATAATTTAGGAGGACTGGAACATGCAACTGAACAAAAAGGCTTTACAGGAAGAAAACGAAGAATTGAGGCATGATATTGAGCAACTCAGGTGCGATATTGAGCAATGGAAACAAGACGCGCAAAAGTACAAACGCGATAAAGAGGGCGCCCTAGACCGCATTAATAGCCTAAACATTGTGATTGATGGAATAAAGAAAGAACAGGACGAAACCAAGAAGCAAGCCGCTGGATATAAGCAGGAGCTTGACGGACTTACCGATATCAAATCTATCCTGCGAGATATTAAATTCCGTCTTGACGGTCCTGCCGTTTCGCTCAATAAGCAAATCGAGGAATTAATGGCGCGGCTTGCCGATGAACAGGATAGAGCAAATAATTTGGAGCGCGACCTTTGCAATAGATATGAAGATAGCCAGCGCATTCAATTCCTAGAGGGCAAAGTACAGGCGTACGAAGCTATGTTTCGAGTGAATCCGGTCAGGATTGCATGGGGTGAAATTGAACAGGGCGAAATGCCGGAAAGCCGTTTTCCTCTTTAACATTCGTTCTTCGGCGGCATAGCTTCGAAAGGATGAAGAGAAATGCTTGCGCATGAGTTTTGCAAATGATATACTCTATGTGTAAGGATGGTGAAATATTATGTTAGAGCCGAGAAACCCAAACGAAACAGCGCAAGAACATTATGAGAGACACGAGCGGGCGAAAGAATACCTTAAAAGGCAAGAGCAGGAATTGGAATTATGGGAAAATCCACTATATAGAGAAATGAAATACACGCAAGGAATTGTTGGGGCTTATGGCGGATCGCCCAAGGCCGAACAAAATAAAACAGTACTACAGACTATTATTGAATCATTTAAACCGTCCAGATAGGGCGGTTTTTACGTACCATGAAAGGCGGAGAGAATGGACAGATTTAAATTTAGAGCGTGGGACAAAGAGGCTGAGAAGATGATTAGCTTCGAATCATTAAAAAACATGACTAGCCTTGTCGGCAACGAAGCTGTAACGCGCAAGGGTGTGTTTTACCCGTTTTTAATGGAAGAATTGGAATTTATGCAGTGTGTCGACCGGAAGAGCAAGGGTGGAAACTTGATATACGAGGGTGATATCGTCTCATGGCGGCAGTTCTGCACAGGGGTAGTCGTTTTTTCTTGTTGTGGATTTTTCATAGAGTGGGATTCCGAAGGGTTCGGCAGAGAAATTTATGCGTGGCTGGGCGAACTTGAAATTATCGGAAACATATACGAAAATCCAGGATTGCTTGAGGAGATTGAAAGGAAAAGAAAGATAGGAGGGAATAGTCTATGACGCGTAATAAAGTAATAATGGACATACAAGATATTTTAAATTCCGTTGATAAAATCAAGGATATTTCAGAATTAAATATAAAAATTATCGCAGAAGGTGATCGTGGTATTTATACAATAAACGCAAAATTGACCGAACGGGATGGCCCAACTCAACCAGACGAAGCACCTTAGCGCTTATCATCCGGAGGGAAAATGAAAGCATATCAAATTATCGCACTGCAAAAACAATACGGGAACATAACGCTGGATGAAGTAATAGCTATATTAAACAGAAAATATATTTGCCCCAAATGCGCCGGAAAAGGATTGGAAAAGGTTATTGTGAGATATGGTTCGTATGGTTATTCGGAAGACGAATACGAAAATAGAGATTGCGATATTTGCGATGGTCACGGATATACCGAAAAAGAAATGATTCCCGATGTGATAACAAAAGTAGTTGGTTATGAATTAAAATAAAACATCAAAACTATTTTCGATAGGGGCATGTGAATGAAAGAACACTTTGAGTCACTCAACAAAGAAATAAAACATTGGAGCGGACGCAAATTTAACTTTTCAAAGGAGCACATTTGCGAAGAGGCGAAAGAAAGCTCATGTAATTTACTTTATGACACATTGAGCAAGAAGTGGCTTTATGTTGACGAATATATAGAGGAATTTAGCTATTGCCCACATTGCGGGGTAAAATTGCAGGATTTGTTATGATAAAAATATAAAACAGCAATATCAACATTAAGACATCCGAGGAGATGTCTTTTTCTGTGTCATGAAGGGCGGTGATGTTATGAAGAACATTGAAGTGTTTTGCAATGTCGGAGACTATGTATATATACCCACATACAGGGTGCCGATAAAGGCCAAGATACGACAAATAAGCATAAGCGAAAATGAAATCACCTATTATACCAACGGCCCCGTACTGGCTTATTTTACTGAAAGAGACATCGGAATTGCGGTATTTAACACAAAAGATGAATGCGAAAAACGTTGCACGATTAATCGTTGATTCACTATCCCGAAAGGCGGTGATGTCATTTCAATATTCAGCAAATCAAAAGAAGCACAAGAACGCTATTGGTCGCAGAGAGCAGAGAGGGTTATACTGGCTTCGGAAAAGACCGCCGCCGAAATGACAACCGATCTCGCGAAAACATACAGGGAAGCGCAAAAAGCCATACAAAAGGAAATTGAAAGCTTTTACGGAAAATATTCACGCGATACCGGAGTGACATTGGAAGAGGCCCGCCAAGCCCTCAGCAAATCAGAGATGAAGTCCTATCTTGAACAGACGCAGGAATACTACGACGCGATCAAGGAGACGGGATATGCATTCGATCCGGCCTATCGGCAGAAACTACACCGGCGGCTGTCATTGAAGTCTGCGGTGAGCCGTCTGGAGGCGCTACAGGATAACATACAATTCCAGGTTGAGAAATTGTATGCACAGGAGCAGGACGCGTTCAGGGAGGGTTTAGGTGTTGCATACGAGGATGCGTACTACCGGACGATCTTCAATATCCAGCAAGGATTAGGCTTCGGTTCTCCATTTTCTTCGTTGGATACGAAAACGATAGAAAAAGCCGTATCGCAAAAGTGGCTTGGAGAGAACTATTCTGACCGGATATGGACGGACAAAGACCGGCTGACTATTGCGATGGGGCAGATCATACCGCGCGGAATTGCGCTTGGTAATAATCCCCGGATTATCGGTAATGATGTAGCCGACCAGCTGGGCGTTCGGCGGTCTTATGGTGAGAGATTGGCGAGGACGGAAACAAATTTCATCGCTAATGCCGCAACGTACGACACTTACGAAGAAGCCGGTATTGAGCGATATCAGTTTTTGGCCACGCTTGACAATCGAACATCGGATATCTGTCAGAGCCTTGATTTGAGGATATTCAATTTGTCGGAAAAGATAGTGGGAGTAACTTACCCGCCCACACATCCGAATTGCCGAAGCACCACAGTCGCGTACTGGCCTCCCGATGAGATTGACGCTATGTTCGATGATGTGGCAACCAGAATTGCCCGTGATCCCGTTACAGGAAAAAACTATTACGTTCCCGCAGACATGCCGTACAAAGAATGGCGTGCGAGTTTGACGGAAGATCAGGGGAAGGAATTTTTATCTACCCAAAAACGTGAAAAGTATTACGAGAACGACAAGGAGCAGCTGGCAAACTATAAACGGTTTATCGCCGCTGCCAAAAAAGAGCACGGTAGCGATCTCGTGTCCGGCCTGTTTGAAGGAATGCCGAAAACCATTGCTGAATTCCAAGAAATGAAATATTTGGATTCAAAGAAGTGGGAAATCATCAAAGACAACAGGAAACAATTGACCGGTAGCTGGTGGAAAGAAGAGCTTGAAAAGAAGAAAGCGCAGGGATAATCAATGGCGAAAGAAGCTGATTTCAGAGAGTTGGAGAAGTTTTTAGAGAATTGGACGGATGCCTATAATGATTTTGACGATTTTTTAAGAAAGTTTTTGCTCGAAATGGCCTTGCGGGCAATCGCCAAGATCAAACCGAGAACGCCAGTCGATACCGGAGCATTAAGAAACACGTGGGGAGTTGGCAACCAGTCCTTGCAAGTCGGCCGGAAAACAGGCGAAGCGTTGAGTGCGTTCGAACAAGCAGCAACGATAGATAGTGTGGAAATAGTCGGTGACAGCGTTCAAATCTCAATCTGGAATATAATGGACTATGCGTCGTTTGTTGAGTATGGGCATAGGCTCACCAATGGCGCATGGCAAGACGGACGGTTCATGATGACTTTGAGTGTAGACGAAATCAGTCGCCAGATTCCGGCCCGCTGGAACAAGGCGTTCAAAGCTTATTTGCAGAGCAAGGGGGCAACCTAATCTCGCGGCGCGGAATTATGCGCTCAATAAAATTAAGGAGAATTGATATGAAACGACAAGTAACTACAATTACCAAAGAATACGATAAGGACGGAAATCTTATCAATGAAATCACCGAAACTACTCTGGAAGAAGATGACGGCTATATTTATCCACAACAACCCTATCAGTGGTGTCCACCAACCGGAAATCCGCTTGTGTCAACGTGCGAAGGTGCATGTAATTGCAATAAGGAGTAGCCCTGCGCTTCATCATTGCGCGTAATTTAAATAAGGAGAATTGAATTATGAATGAAAAACAGAAAGAATTTGAGGCATTAGCAAAGCCGTTGATTAAGTTCCTAAATAACAATTATTGTCCGCATGTATCAGTCATCATAACGCCAGATAGTGCAGAGTTGTTAAGCGGCGAAATGGCGTTTTACACGGACGAATTTATAAAAGATTGAATTCGCCATCTGACTGATAGTTGTGTTTGGGGGGAACGAAAAGCAATGGAAATATATAAGATTATTGCAGACAGAAAACCAAAAGAATGTCTATTGTGTCCTATTCGAAATACCGTTGAGGGACAATGTGGAAAGCGAAAATTTGAAAAGCTTACAGGCGGTTGGGAAACAGAATATTTAGCACCAGACGATAGGTGCAAATTCGAAATATTCGAAGGGCGTTTCATAAAGGCGGTGAAAAATGAAACATGATTACTTGTGCCCCGATTGTGGGAAACGAATAGCGACATACAACGACGATGCCGAGAGCGAAGGTGTTTTCTGTTGGTGCAAATCTTGCCGGGGTGAGAAAGAAATTAAAATTAAAAACAATACCCGCGTTAATAATTGGCCGACAAAGATTCCGGAGCATGTGCCGGAATCAGCGAAAACATATTGGGATAGATGTCCGCTCTGTCAAATGATCACAGAATCAACGCACCCGACACTCAAAATGAAGTATCGCTGTGTACCTGGCGGTGTCAATATTTTTTTGTCATTGTTAGAAATAACACATCTGAGCAACGAAGAATTTTTAAGAATTATTAATTTAAAAATGGAAGAGGCATGTCACTATTGCCAGTGTGAAAGAGAAGAGGAATAAGAGCCAAAAGGAGAGCCAAGAGGATGAAAGAGTATAAAAGAGTTGAGCGAGTCGTGTTCAAGGATATTCCATCTGGAATCTATTGCGATAAATGCGGCAAAACGATAGGAATGGAACAATGCGGGCAGGCGGGAAAAAGATATTACGAAGTAATCACCGGTCACAATGATTGGGGAAATAGCAGCCACGAAAGCATAAAGAATCTTGATTTCTGCTCATACGAATGCTTGACAGAGCATCAAAATGATTACTTTTCAAAAGCCTCGGGATCAGCGTATTATGAAATAAAGCTAAACTATGCAAAACAATAAAATAATTAGAGCCATCGAGCCATTCATTTCCTAACGGAAGTGGGTGGCTTTTTTTATTGTCAAAATTCGCTTAGCGTGGAACCGCTATAAAAGCCAGGAGCGAGAATTACAAAACGGCAACCAAAAAACCAAATACTCTAGCGTGGAACCGCTATAAAAGCCAGGAGGAGTACGCACATGAAAGCTACGATTACATTAAGCGATGGCACTACCATTGTCCTTGAAGAATTTCATCACTACGAAGAAAATGGCGACACAACAATTGATTTTCTTGATGAACAGGGAAGATTACTTGCATCTGTGAATAAAAACCATTTTGTTCATGTGACTAGATTTCAAGAGGGGGATAAATAATGGATATTTTAGCAATCATCAAAGACAACTTGCCGGACGACGTAGAGATTACGGACAAGACCTTGAAGGCAATCGAAAAAGAAATTAAGGCCGAACAGGGCAAGGAGTTCGTGCCAAAAGAGCAGTACAGCAAAAAAACGGACAGGATCATCGAGCTGGAAGCCGAAAACAAAGACCTGCAAGGGAAGTCTGCTGATGCGGATACGTATAAGCAGAAATTTGAAGATTTGCAAACCAAGTACGATGCTGATATCGCGGCCAAGGAAAAAGAATACAGCGATTACAAAACCAATGTCGAATCGGAAAAAACCACATCGGCAATCACGGCAGATATCGAAACGCGATTACTCAAAGACGGCGCAAATCAGAAACTTGTCAAGCTGCTGCTGAAAGAGGTTGATGTAACAAAAGCCGAGTACAAAGATGGCGCTGTGTCCAATTATGACGATCTGACGAAATCGGTCAAGGAAAGCTATGCCGACGTATTCGGGACAACCACCACTACCGGAGCGGGAGTGGCTACGCCGCCAGCAGGAGCCGGTGAAAAGCCGGATTATGTAAGCCAGCTTACTGCCGCAAGAAAAGCAGGAAGCACACAGGATGCGATAAGGATTAAAACAGAAGCCGCCGAAAACGGGGTTTATTTAATTTAAGAAAAGGAGATATAAAATATGCCAGTAGTAGCAGGAATTGGAACAACTTGGAACCTTCCGAACTATGCGGGGGAATTATTTACAGCAGCACCGACTGCCACGCCGCTTTTATCGATGATCGGCGGTTTGTCAGGAGGAATTACGACCACTAACGCAGAATTCCCAACCGCGCAGCTTTTTGATTATCCGGATGCAGAGCAGCCAGGGATATCGGAAGCAGCTTCGGCGACCGCACCAACAGCAAGGCACATTGAGCGCAACCAGGAAACCAACGTAGTACAGATTCACCAGGACACCACGGACTTGACTTACCACAAGCTTGCCAATACGGGCAGGATGGCCGGACTCAACACGGCGGGCCAGACACCGAACCCGGCCGGGGAATTGGCTTGGCAGATTCAGCACAGCCTGCTTGTTCCGGCAGCCCGAAATATCGAATATTCGTTCATTGCCGGAAGATACCAGTTAGCCACAGGGGTGAGCGTGCCAAATAAGACAAGAGGAATGCTCCAATTGTGTGAGGATGGTACCAATATCGCCGCAGCGGGCGCGGAATTGACTTTTGATATGCTACAGTCATTGTATCAGGAGATGGCTGATAATGGGGCTTATTTTGAGAATATGGTTATGTTTGTTCCGGCGAAACTCAAGCAAAAGATTTCATCCATTTACGCAAGTCTCCCTGGTGGCAATTTGCCGCCATCGAGAAACGAGGGTGGTATCAATATCACAGATATCGAAACGGATTTTACGAAAATTGGCGTAGTGTGGAATCGGTTTATGCCGAACGGTACTATCTTGCTTTGCGATATCGCATATATGGCACCGGTATTTCTGGAAGTTCCGGGCAAGGGCGTATTCTTTGTGGAAGAGCTGGCAAAAGTAGGAGCCAGCGAGAAGCGTCAGTTGTATGGAGAGGTAGGACTTGACCACGGCCCCGCGTTCCTGCATGGCTCAATAACAGGTCTGGCGGTGTAATATGGGCCGGTTTGTTTGGGATGCAGGGAAAAACAAAGCCATCCCGCTATCGGAAATAAGTATTGAACCGGAGCAGGGGGAAACCTTTGCTCCAGCCGTTCCGGAGGAATCCACGGATTACAACGACATGAACGACGAGGCCCTTGCTGCCCTTGCCACTGAAAGGCACATTGATACCACAGGAAAAACCCGTAGGCAGGTGATAAACGCGCTTCGCAAGGCCGACGAACAAGGTTAAATGCCATTGGCTTTAACAGCATAGAACGGTATCATGAACCGTAGGCGGGTTACGCTCCCCCGCCTTTTTCTATGCTTATAACCAGGAGCGGATAAGAAAAGGAGCGTTTATTATGTTATTATGGATTTTTGTTATTCTTCTTATCGGAGGAATAATATATTGGAAATTTATTGATGACAATGGTTTTGCTTTTGCTGCGATGGTAATCGGCGTGGGTGGATTGATGGTCTGTGTTCCGATTGCGATTGGCGCTCATGCTTTGGTTGATGGGGACTTGTTGGAATTTCAAAACTACCGACAATCTATTGAATATAAACTGGACAGCGGTTTGTATGAAGACGAATTTGGAGTAAATGACAAGGAGATCATCAACGAGATCAGATTTTATAATGAATGCGTAATTAACAGACAACGGTATATCGGGAATTTTTGGATAGGGATATTTAATCCTGATGATTTCGCGGAATTAGAAATCATTGATTACGATATTGTTCCCGCCAGAGAATAAAGGACGGTGATACATATGCTGACAGAACTTTCACGACAACAGATAATCAACAAACGACAGGAGCGGGCAGAAAAGAAGGCTGAGCCTGAAAAAACGGCTGCGAAAAAATCGAAGAAGGAAAGCATATTTGCGCCGGAAAGCGAGGCGGTTGCGGATGAGTTGTAAATATTGTTCAAAGTCAATAGGCGCAGATATTGAAATTAATAAAGGTACAGCAGAGGGTAATTGTCCGCAAATCGCAATAATTCATCAGATAGAAACGGATACACCGGGCATTGTCCTAATTAAGAATAACATGGCAAACGGATATTTTGAAATCAATTACTGTCCTATATGCGGCAGAAAATTGACAACAGCGGCGGCGACGGATGGAATAATCAAAGAGGGTGATAGGGCAAGAGTATTTCCCGCACACCGCTTTGAATGTTGCGACTGTGGCTGTATTTTTAAACGCGAAGCCGGGGAATGCAGGCAACTATCCATCATCGGCGGTTCCATAGCTTTGATTGCGAGATGCCCGACATGTAATAACGATGTGGAGGTGATGACTCGTGAGTCTGCTTGATATAGTCAAAACCCTGCTGGGGATAACGGACACTTCCAAGGACACAATCTTGACGCTGTATGTCGACATGACCATACAGCAGATATTGAACTACATCAATCGCGCAGAATTGCCGAATGAATTGACTTACGTCGCAGCACAGATGGTTGTTGATACGTACAATGAAATGCTGGACGCAAGCAAAACAACAACCGGAAAAGCAACGAGCGTTTCGGAAGCCGGTCGGTCGGTATCATTCGATTCTTCGCTGGCAACAATGGCGATTGAGCGCCGGATCGGGGATAGGCAAAAGCAGTTAAACAGTTTCAGGCTGCCGTTTAGGAGGGGATAGCATGGATAGTTTTGATTTCGGCATCATAGGCGGCATCATAGGCGAGTATGTGGATAGCGACGAAATTGATGTATACAGAGCGGGAATGGTTGAATTACCCGATGGCTCCTTTGCTCCAATTGACCCGAATGTGCCATACTACCCCAGCCTCAAGGCCCACATATCTTTTTCGGATGTTGACAACCCTGATCCCGTGGTAGTGGGCGCTGTGCCCATTATTCACGCTTTGCGCATTAGCTGTGCCGTGTGGATAGACCTGCAAAACGACGACAGAATTGTAGCGCGCAAAATGTCGGCAGACGGTACGGTGCTTGAAATTTATGAAGGTGTTATTGGCGCGCCCGTGGTCAATCAATCGCGGCAAGAGGCCACAATGAGCGTTAGGCAGGGGGTGTAATAATATGGCGAAGATGCCTTGCAATATTGTGAATGGTGGAATTTCTGTTCGCATTGAGGATACGGACTTGTTCCGTGATATTGTCGAACTTTTAAAGGATGCCGCAGAAAAAGATACAACCATATTACCACGATTGGCTAAAATTATGTCAAAACACAGTACGGAACACGAATATTCCGTAAAGGGTGATGCCGATGGCTAATCTGTATGAACTCACAGCAACCAGCGTCACCAGCGGTCTTGTAATAGCTCTGGGTGAGGCATTCCCGGGTGTAATGCGGTTTCGGGAAACAGCGCCGGTTCAGTTGCTTACATACCCCCACTTTTTTGTCAATCAGTTGACACTTGACATACAACCGGAACGCCGCAACCACTGGATGGTTTCTTATTTTGTGACAATTCGTTATCATGTCGCTGCCGATCCAAGTAGCGTCAACCTTTTGCAGCAGCAGCTTGATGATATAAGTATCCGGATGCTGTCGGACTTGGAATATATCACGTGGAACGGCATGCCAGTGCGATTAACTGGCCGCAGGACGGAAAAAGTTGACGGCGTACTCCACTTTTTTTGCAATATATCCGTCATGGCGACGAAGCCGGTTGAACTCGGACCGTTGCAGGAACAGATTGAATCAGACATTAAGATTTGACGGCATCTGCCAAAGGCGGCAGGTGCTTTTATTATACATAATTTTAAGGAGGTAATTATATGGGTGGACGGTGGACGTCTCAGAACAAGCGTATACCGGATACATATCTAAATTTTACCGCCGTGGCGCAGCCATTAATGGTTGTGGGCGACCGCGGAATTGGCACACTTGCCATACCGCTTTCGTGGGGCCCGGAAGGTGAATTGATAGAAGTATTCAGTACAGATTTAATCGATGGTAACAGTCTTTCAAAGGTTGGATTCACGGCGTTTGATGAAGAATCAAAAGTGCTCAATCTCATGTTGTCCAATTGCTACAAGGCCCTTGTTTACAGGCTTAATAGCGGCGGTGTAAAAGCCACGGCGACAAGCGGCGGACTGACGGCGCGGGCCGTTTATCCTGGTACAAAGGGCAATCAGATTACAATTATGGTTACGGAAACGGATGGTGTTTTTACCGTCACAACCTTTGTTGCCGGAATAAGTCGGGATGCACAACCCGTATCTACTGTGCAGGAACTCAAAAATAACGCTTATGTGGAATTTAGCGGTTTTGGAGCATTGACGGTCAATGCAGGAATTTCACTTACCGGCGGCACGGACGGTACGGTAAACACAGCAACGGCATACCCGAGCTATTTGGCGCTTGCGCGCAAAGCCCGCTGGCAAACAATGGCGCTTACCCAAGACAATGAGGCATTTGCGGCGCAGTTTGCTTCTTTCGCAAATCAAATGTGGAATGACGAAGGAAGATATGTCCAGGTTGTGGTTGCTAATTATCCCAGCGCAGACGATCGCGCCGTGCTTAACTCTGATGTTGGCGCCATGATGGGTAGCGTGGAAGTTACAGCAGAAGAAGCTACCGCATGGGCAGCCGGTATCACAGCGGGGGCCTCTATTGTGCAATCCAATGTGGGCAAAGTATTTGCTGGTGCTACGAGGATATTGAATGAGCGCACGCGCAGCGAAATCGAGGACGCTCTGGAAAGAGGAATGTTTATTTTGTCTACCAACCAGAGCGGCGAAATTGCTGTTGTTAATGACATCAACAGTCTTCACACGTTTACAAGCGAACTATCCGAAGGTATGCAACTGAACCAAGTTGTTAGGGTTATGTCAGAGGTTGGAACAACCGTAACGGATACATGGGAGCGATCGTTTAAGGGCAAGGTTCAGAACAATGCTGATGGCCGTTCTACGCTTAAATCTGTATTACTGACTTATTTTAACGAGTTGCAAAGGTTGGGCGCTATTGAGGATTTTGACAGCGAAACTCTTATAGTCGGAGCCGGAACGGCAAAGGATGCTGTTGTTGTGGAAGTTGCTATTGATCCGGTCGCAGCAATGGCGATTTTATATATGACCGTATATGTTTCGTAAAGGAGGAAAGTAAATGGCATTAGCATTTGAGGCGGTTCCCGTCCATGGAAGAGAAGGAACAGTTACCGCAGTTATCAGCGGAAACGTTGTAACATTGGGCGAAATTAAGACTTTAACCGGTTCTATAGAATTTAATAAAAGCGAGTACAATGTGCTCGGGGACAGAGCAACAAGACATAAGTATGCAGGATGGACAGGAACGGGATCATGCACCTATCACTGGCTGTCGCCGGTTTTTACCGCAATGATTATCAGAGGGGCAAAGACGGGAGTTATGCCGTTTTTCACAATTACCGCCACCAATGACGATCCGGCCAGTTCCGCAGGACGGCAAACTATAAAGTTAGGGCAGGTAAGTATTAATGGTGGCGATATCGTTCAGCTTGACGTGGACAGTGAATCGTTGGAAGGAAGTTTTGATTTTACGTTCAGCGAAGTAGACGGTCTGGAATATTTCAATACACCAGTTTAAGGAGGATTTTTTATGAGTAGATTACAGGATTTATTGTTATTGCCGGACGTGTCAGAAATCAAAAAAGATATATATATTAGCAAACAACTTGGTTCGTTTGTGGTTGAACCATTAACCGAGAAGCAGTTGCAAGGATATCGTATACGGAGCAAAAAAAAAGATAACGATATTGATGTTAATAAGTTAAATTGCTTGGTTATTGAAAATCATGTAATAGATCCAAATCTTAAGGATGCGGATTTTTTGGAAAAAGCAAAGTGCGATACCGTTGCGGATTTTATTAACAGGAAATTTACTGCCGGAACGACCGCAAGGATTGTCAATAAAATCATGGAAATAAGCGATTTGAGCGATATTGACAAGGATATAGAAGAAGCAAAAAACTTATAGCGTCCGACGGCGAGGCGGCATATTGCCAATATGCCGTCCTTAACATGGGCTATAAGCCGCATGAGTTTGTCGGACTTTCCAAAGAATGCATCGATCCGCGAAAAGAAGAGGCTTTTGTAATTGCTTGTATAGGAAATAAAATAGATGATACAAAACGTCGGCAAAAAGAAGTACAAACAAAGCCGAGGATAAGGAAGAGGGGCAGGTGAACATTATATCATGAGTACGATCAGTAGCACATTGGCGCTTGAGGATCAAATGAGCGCCGTCCTTGCTAGTATTACTAATGCGATGACAGGCACTACATCAGCAACGAATGACCTTGTTCAAAAAATTGAACAATTAAGTTCGGTTTTTGCTCCGGTAGCAACTGATGCAGAAACAGCAGGAGATGCTGTAGATCAAATGAATCAGAGCTTGGCGGACACATCAGTTGTCGCACAAGATGCTGCTGATCCTATTGATGCCGTAGTCGATAGTATGTCGGCGGCCGAAGCTGCAATAAATACAACAAGCCAGGCCGTTGATGATGTATCTTCGTCTGCACAATCAGCGACCGAATCAATAACAGATACAGAAGACGCATTACAAGTAATAAATCAAGCAACAACAAATACATCCGCAGCTATGCAATCAACATCATCATCAATATTAGCGGTGGAAAATGCACTTCAAAAAGCTTATGATGCCATGAATATCGCTTCGCAGAGCGCGGCCAATTACCAGAGTGAATTGGATAGGATCACGGAGGCCATGGATAGAAATGAAGCAAAAATACACGAATTAAATGCAGCACAGGAACTCGCGTATTCGGAAAAACGGCAATCCGTGATAGACAAACTCATAGCGGCGCAAGATAAGCTTAACGGAACCTACGGAAGGACAGAGGTTGCATTAATGAAAGCAAATGCGGCCTATGGACAACAAAAAAGTAAGGTTGAGCAACTGGAGCAAAAAATAAAGGAAATGTCAGGAAGCAAAGAAGCCGAAGAATGGAACAAGGAAATGCTCAAATCGGAACGCCAGCTTGCAAAGATACAAGATGGGCTTTCTGGAATTGCGCAAAAAATAAAAGGAGCAGCAAATCCGTTCGGCGGTTGGTTATCGAAAGCTGCCGGAGTATATAGCACCATGCGCCTGATCAACCGGATAACCAACTCTATCAAAGGTTCCGTTGTTTCAGTTCTTGACGCCACTGGAAAATGGGGGACGACCACTGACGGAACGGCGACGGTCATGAACAAATTTAATCAATCAATCGAAAAATCACAAAAGGCGATTGGTGACCAACTTCTCCCACTCATGGCGATAGGATCAGAAATGGCGGCGAGTGCATTTGACTGGATGGCGCAGAAGGCTGTAGCTGCCGTCACCTGGATTAATGAAAATATTGACAAGGTCGTGATGGGATTAACGATACTTAGCGTGGTTGTGTTGGCGGCTGCGGCAGTATGGGGCATATCGTGGGCACTTGCGAACCTGCCGCTGCTTCTGATTATCGGATTGATAGTGGCCGTATCCTCCGCGCTGGTTGATGCCGGGGTAACGGTAACAGATGTTTTGAGCGTTGCAGGTGCGGGGTTTGGGGCGCTATATGCCGTTGTAGATAATGTTGTAACATTGGCATGGAATGCGATAGCGTCATTTGTGAATTTTATTGGCAATGCATTCAAGGACCCCATAGGAGCTGTAAAGGTTTTGTTCTACGATATGTCAATAGGAGTCATTGAAGTTATTGATGGTATGGTTACTGCTATCTTAAATCTTATCAAAATAATACCAGGCGTTAGTAGCGACATTGGCTCTGGGGTATCCGGGTATCTTCAAAGCAAGGTGGAAGAACTTGGTATTGCCCGCGAGGCGGCGAAGGAAGCCATGAATTGGGAAGAGTTCGTTGCACCCAGGGAATATAAAGACATCGGCGATACAATGAATGAATTTTCCGAAAAGTTTGCAGGCATCGGCGACAAGCTGGGCGGCATCGGAGATAAACTTACCAATTTTGATTTAAGCAAATACACCGCTGCGGGCCCAGGCGGCGGAAAAGCATTAAAAACCACTGGCGAAGTCAAAATTTCCGGCGAAGACATTAAATTGCTGATGGACTTGGCAACTATTGATTATCAAGTGACCTTTCAAACACTGGAACCGCAAATGACTGTGACTATTGGTACAGTCCGGGAAACTGTAGATGTTGACTACGTTGTCGAAGAGATAGCGGCAGTGCTTGAAGAAGCTGCGGATTCGAGGGTGGTGCTGGCATGATAGATATCATTATTGAAACGAGCGACGGTGACTATGAATTGCCGATCGCGCCGGAAGAAATCGAAATATCAATACCCGGGAACAACGAGACAGTTAATATTATCGGGACCGGCGAGGTTGTAATTCCGCGCAAGCCGGGCCTTGCCACTTTTGTGATCGAAAGTTTTATCGAAGATGATGGCGACGAGTTCATTGAATTTATTGAAGACTGGCGGGATTCCGAGCGGGCCGGTGAATTCACGGCAAGTGACATTGACATTAACATGGATGTGGTTGTTGATGATTTTAAGCATACCCGTAAGGCAGGAGAAGAACACAGAGTGTATTATACCTTGTCATTGTCGGAATACCGCCCTTATGGTGCCAAGATTATCGTTATACAAGCGGTGGAAGAGACTACCAGCGCGACGGTGCCGGAAGAGCCGAGAAAAGATAACACCGAATCGGTTCCGCAGACTTACACAGTCAAAAGCGGTGATAATTTATGGGCAATCACAAGGCGGCTGTCCGGGAATGGTGCAAACTGGCCGGAGCTGTACGCGGCGAATAAAGCGGTGGTCGGTAGTAATCCGAATCTTATCTATCCCGGACAGGTCTACGTGATTCCGCAAGGGTGGGTGACTTAATGCAATACACTATTCAATGCCAGAATACATTGACCGGCACGATGTACGATATTACAACCTTGGTGGATTCCATAACACACGATACTTTTATTAGCGGCCAGCCGGGCAAATGTACATTTACGGTGCGCGACGATCCGGGCAACCGGCTGCAAATCGTCAATGGCAGCATCATCAAGTTTTCCGTCAATGGCCGTGGCGTATTCTACGGCTATGTATTTTCGATGGAAACATCCAGAGATGGAGATAACAAGATAACAGCTTATGACCAGATTCGATATCTGCAAAACAAGGAAGTCTATATTACCGAGGGCGTGACCGCCAGCCAAATATTCGAGCTGGTTTGCAGTGAAAACTTCGGCGAATCTGCCGGGCGCAAAACTGATTCACAATATAAGGTCGTCACGCCGTCAGTGTGGATTCCGGAATACAAAATACATAACGGCACACTGTACGAGGTCATTCAGTACGGTATTGAGCAGTCAATCGTTCATGAGGCTGGGAAGTATTATTTCATCCGGGATAATTACGGAACACTTGAATTCACAGAGCTGGCGCAGTGCAAGACAAATTATATCATCGGCGACGGCTCATTACTGACGGACTATACGTACAAGCTTAGCATTGACAAGGATGTCTACAACCGAATCAAGATAACGCGGACAGACAAGGATATCGGAAGAATAATATCCCACGTATCGCCCTACACGGAATCACAAAAGCAGTGGGGCGTGTTGCAAATGGTCGAGGAAATTGACACACCCATGACCATCGAGCAAATGACGGATTTGGCCGCCAAATATCTGAAAAGATACAACAGAGAAGCGCAGACCTTGAAGCTGAATGCGCTTGGTGTGCCGGAACTGATAGCCGGTAGCGGGTTTACACTGTCAATCACTAAGTTGGGCATCAAACAGGACATGTGGATAGTATCCGCATCACACAACTATCAACAGGGGCTTCACACGATGCAGTTGGAAGTTTCTATCATGGGAGGCGTATATGGGAATATCAGCTAACAGATTGGCCGGAGTGGTGACCAAAATAGGCAATGACAGCGCAAGCGTAATACGGTCGGAGATATTTGACGGAACCGTTGCCAGCGTATCACCACTACAAATACTGATCATGGCATCGGAAAGCCGAGAATTGCCATTACCGGCGGGTGCGCTTGTCCTGTCTCCACTTTGCAAAGCGAAAACAATTACAGTCGCCGGGGAAACCGTTCGGCTGTGGGGTGATCTTGCGGTTGGAGAAAAAGTGACCTTAATGTCATTCAACGCTGGCCAGCGCTACTTTGTCGAAAGGAGTGTGCTCGAATGATACCGCAGGTAAGCGGAGTTACTATTGATCAAATTGA